TTCTAGAAGCCCATACAGAGGAAATAGCCTCTCAGACCAGTCATATCAAGGCTTCCCAGACTAACAGTTTCATATATAATTGTCTGATAATATGAATATTCTAAATAGTCTGATAATTCTAAATATTCTAAATATTCTAACTATTCTAAATATTCTAACTATTCTAACTATTCTAACAGCTCCCCATATATAACACACCCGCTCTCGATTGTCAAGTTAATAATGTATTCTGAATTGTCTGATAATTTGAATCGTCTAAATAGTCAGAATATTATAATAACTCTGGAGCAGCTCGTATCAAACAATTGTCAGAATATTCAATCTAATGCTAATTGTTTGAATTATCAGAATTATCAGAATATTCTTAATAGTATGAAGATTGTGTATATTAATTGTCAGACTATTCTAAACATTCATAACATTTAAATTGTCAGACTATTACGAATACTAAGACAACTCCCTCTGCTCCTGTTCATCATAATTGTCAGAATACTCTCACTATTCACACTATTATATATAACAGAATATTCTTAATTATCTGATAATATAGACAACTATTTTAAATTGTCAGAATATTTAACTAATTATAATCACTCTAATTGTCAGACTATTCACGCTATTCAAATTGTCAGAATATTATGAATACACTTTTAAATGGGACAATGTTGTAATTTACTGTCGTCTATAGTATTCTAATGTCAGAAACAAAAATGCTGTCGAGCTTGTACGAATTGTATATAATATTCACACAATTTAATGTTGTAATTTGTNGTGCGTATTTAACTTGACAATTCTATGAAAGTATGATAGANGCAGCAGCGGAGGAATTTTAACATTTTAATAGAGGGATTATATATNAGTCTAGTATGCAAGGAGCTACTAGGCTTTCGTATGTTTTGTGGTGAGCTACTAAGTAAATTGTCAGANTATTTCGACTATCAGAATAATAGACAAGTATANNAATAGAATCGATTATAGATGCAACTTNTTATACCTAGCTAGAGCAACACTTGAAAAATAAAACCTGAGGCTCTAACTCCTTTTGTTGGGCTCGACGAGTTTTGTTGTTTATTACAAAAGGAAACACCTGAGGCTCTGACTAATTTCATTGAGCTCTCAGGCTATGTATTATATACTATTATAAGGTGTTATAATATCAACGTTGGTTATGTGCTCTATCGGTATATATCTATCACGAACTTTATTATATTTCTCTACTGTCACAACCATATGATGTTGTGTAACTCGTTTAACCTTCCCTTCTATAGTCCACTCACTATTATATGACTCATACGTTACAATCACTATTTCATTTATATATACTTCCATTATATACAGCTCCTTTCTACAAATCAAAGAATGTTCCGTCTTTATAATAATACTGTGACTCTCTTATAGCTTTCTTTTTGAACTCTACATAACCAAGTATTTCATGCGGCTCATAATAACCTCTTACCATATCTAGATAATCGTTATACGCTCGTTGTCGTGCTGTTATATGTAGTTCATTTATTGTATATAGTGTGAACGGGCTTATATATGGTTCTCTTATCATTTCTCCGCCTCCTCTGGTATATACTCTTTATGTCTTACTATTACAAAGGGATTATTATTAAGATATTCATTTAGTTCTATTCCATTCTTAAATGTCTTCTTCTCTGAAATACCTTCTCTTATATCCATTACTTTTGCTATTATCATTATACACATCTCCTTTATTATATTCTATGTGTTGGCTACCAGTCTTTACAATATATGAGTATTCTTGTTATCATTTCTACTTTACTTTGAATGAACTTATATATTTCCATTGTTATTTCTGATTCTATATTATACGTTTGGTGAAAGTCTGGGTGATTACATTGTACATATCCCTCATATTTACGTGTTTCATTATTGTAACTAACGAGTATAGCTGTATCAATATGTTTTAACTTTACTTTATACTGGTATGTGCCTATTGTATCTGTGTACATTTCCTCTACAATGTAATCATTATCTTTTGTGAACTCCTCCGCTATAAGCTCGCAGTTTCTTTTATATATTTCTTTACTTGATAAGAATGTCATGATAATGCAACTCCTTTCAATTGTTTAATAACTGACTGTAGTTGTTTGGTTTGTAAGTCTAATGTTAATAGGTGAGAGTATAGCGCCTTTACTTCACGGTTGATGGCATTCTCTAGTTCTGTTTCTTTCTCTCGTCTATAGTAGTCTTTTCTTTCGTTTGCTAAATCCATTCTAGACTCAATTAATATCTTAGTACTTACAACTGTTGATAAATTGTCCTCTAGTGTCGCTATAACATTTTCAATTGATTTTGTGTTTTCGTTGCTCATTGTACACATCTCCTTTTATTTGTTTTAACGTGTCTGTTGAGCCTGTGACGCTCCTGTAGTATTTTATGAGTACAAATACATTGCCATTGTCTAGGAACGTCACACAGCCTCATAAGATAGTTCTATGATTCTTGAATGCATTAAATAGGTCATCTCCCGCAATGCCTGTCACGTAGTTGTTATTTGCGTTATCTGGTTCATGTGGGTAGTCTTCAAATTCTGCACCGATTTTTCTGATATAGTCGTCTCCTTCGTATGCTCCCAGTAATAGTGAGATAGTATTAAGTTCTGCTTGTGATAGTACAACCATGTAACGTCCTTTTTCGATTTCTTCTATTTTAGCCATTATTGTTAGCTCCTCTCATTCTGTCTAACATTTCATACTTCACATAATCTTGCAAGATGTAGCAGCCTTCATGTTTCCATCCTTTTGTTATCCAGTGTTCTAATCGCTCATGATACTTAATTAACTCCTCGTTAGATAAATCTTTCAATTGACTACCATATATAATATGCTCCTCTGGTACGTCAAAGGCGTTGAGCTCCTCCGCTATGTGTTCGAACTCTTGCTTATCTAGATAAATCGCCTTATAATCAAATCCATCTTTCGCGAGTGGGTTTAGTTGATTGATTTTAAGGGAATCACCCTCTACATGTACACACGTTCTTTCGTTTACATCAATTCTCGTTTTCATATTAACAGCCCTCCAAATATCCTGTATAGTTTTTATCAACATTGTATAGCTCAACATAATTTCTGATAATATCTGTAGCGATGTATAGATGTGTTTCACCTGTTACAATTGTTGTAATCTCGTTCTTTTCATTCTTTACAGCTATTACAGTGAAATCAAAGTCATGTGCTTCTTCGTTGTATTTCGTTTCAATTCTGATATGTCTTTCTGGGTGTCCCACCGTTAAGCAGCTACGTCCTAAATGCTCCGCTCTGATACCTCCATCTTCTTCTAAGTCATCCATAATTTTTATTTGTAAGCGTAAAATTTTCTTTCCAATTTGCATTTTTGTTAACATGTGCAACATCTCCCTTTTTAAGTTATCAAGCGCCCTACACTAGAGCGCCCGCCCTTTCACTCCTCCCAGTCTAAAACCGAGTCGTTTTCATCGAAGTCATTATATAGTTTGCATTGCTCTATATAATGTTGCTCCATTTCCATAATGCTTTCCGCGAAATCTTCCAGCGCGTACTCTGCATATTTTTGAGCCTTATAATCAACCATAGCTCTAACTTTTTCCCTTCTATCATAATAACTTTCCTTAGCAGCTAAAATATTTTTACCTAATTCATGTAAACTTAACACTTCATTCATTAATAACATCTCCCTTTTCTTAAGTTATTTATATCTTACCATGCATTTTATAGTATTACAAGTACTTTTTTAATTATTTTTTAACTCTCGCTCTAACGCTAACTCCTCTAACACCTGTTGCTCATACAATTCATGATGTACAACCGCCATTGCCTCGACTATAATATATTGAGGTGTACACGCTTGACTCAATGAATACTCAATCGCCGCCTCTATCATACCTAAATCCATAAACCTGTAAATTTTCTCAATCGTTTCTGTTAACCAATCCTCTTTAGTTTTCATATGTAACGCCTCCCTTTATTTATTGAATCTGCTTTCCCTCTCAGATATTTCTTTTTGTAATGCATTAATTAACTTTCTAGCTCCATGTGTTCCCACTTTGTCAACAATTTGTTTTGCAAAACTGCTATACGTACCAATAATAAAATTTCTTAACATTTCTCTAACACCTTCCTTAAATCGTTTTGAGCTTCCCATAATTTATTACGTATTCTCATATAATCATCAATGTACATTTCATTACCGCAGTAGGCGAAGTGTAAAGCCTCCTCCGCCGCCTCCATTGTCTTTTTAGCCTCTTGCATATGTTTAGTATCCTTCATTAGTATCTACCCGCCTTGAGCTCATCACGCATAACTGACAGCGTGTTAACTATCGTTTGTTCATCCTTTGTTTCGTGCATGGCATCAACCTGCATGCTAAACATTAGATAATCACCATTTTCAAGGAGTCTTGCAAGCTCCCTTCCTTTACTCCATTCATACGCACTGATAACGCCGTTCGGTTGTAACTTTCCTTGTTTGAACTTATACATTATATTCAACCTCCATTTTCTTTAACAAGTCAATCGCTTCTTCTAAGCCTCTGATTTCGCCTATCTTCTTGTATATCTTCTCAATCTTAGTAATTGAGCCGCAAAAACTTGTATCCATCTTTTCTAACTCGTGTAACTCCTCTGTTTTTAAATTCACTAATGTTTGTAATCCGATTAATTGCGCTTGCATATGTAACAGCTCCCTTTTCTTAAGTTATTTACATCTTACCATGTATTATATAGTATTGCAAGTACTTTTTTAAATAACTTCTCCCGTTTGTCTATCCCATGTTATAATGATTTCACGCTCTTTACGAGTAAATGACAATCTATCCTTTGAAACTGCCTTATAATCCTTTAATATCTCTAGTAGTTCCGCTTCTTCACCTTCACGGAAATAATCGACATGTCGAAAGCCGTTTATAAACTTTGTATTGTCTTCGTACTTTTGCGCCTCGTGTTGATTAACAACACGGCGCACTTTGATTTCATCCCATGAATTTGTACTAACGTAAATCCCTGCATATATTCTCCAATCAGTTTCATGACTTATATTAACTCCCGCACGTTTTAACGCTGCTGTTACACTTCTTTTCAATCCGCCAATCGTTTTAAATGTTTTCATTATAGTCCTTCCTCCTCACCTTCTAACTCTGCCCATTCATTTGTTAATTTCATGATTCTATCAAATACAGCGTTAGAAGCCTGTTCATAGTTATTTTCATGTAAAGCCTCTTTTAATGACTCGCTATCCGCATACCAAACGAAATGCTCATACTGTACATATTCAACAAAGCGATTAGCAGGGACATAACCTTGAATGTCGTTGTAATCAGGGTTGACGTAATCCCATCCAGCGATTAAGTTTAGTTCAACAACGAAAGCAATATCATCCTTTGAATCGATACGACGACCAATTTCTAAACCATAAACCTTTTTATCTTCTCCGACAACCAACATATCATATTCTTTGAATTTCATTTTAAAACATCTCCCTTTTCTTAAGTTATTTATATCTTACCATGTATTTTATAGTATTGCAAGTACTTTTTAATAACTTTCGTCATTACTCCATTTCAATATGTTTTCTTCCATTTCTTCCCCATCGTCGAACGATGCAAAACAGTTGTTTCCTTTGTCATCAAGTGCTACAATCCAATCTGAACCACTAGCAATAATAATTTTGTCGTCGTAGTCATCACGACCAAAATATCCATTACAGAAACCACAGATTTTAATACCAACAAATTTATCTTTATAGTGCATGCTTAACAGCTCCCTTTTTCGCTTTTCGTAGTTCTTTTAGCATATCATTATTGTTACTATTACGGAACTTTCTATAAGTACGCTCTTGTGTTGTCTTACCCGCCTCACCTTTATATAAGAAACCTTTATATACATCTTTCATTTTAAAACATCTCCCTTTGTTTTGTTAAGTTCATCTTACCATATCTATTTTAGTATTACAAGTACTTTTTTTAATCTTTTTTTCGTGCATTCTGATATATTTCATTATAATGCTTTCTACACAGTCCGCGCGCTGTTGCTACCAAGTCACAACCACTCTGAGTGCATTTAAACGCGTCTGACACCTCGACAGGAGCGTCATGAAAGGTAAACAATGATTCTATACCTATTTCAAAGTATTGAGCCAGTTTGAAGGCTACAGGCAGCGAAGGTTGTATTCTGTTTTCTGACATCTTTTTTATTGATTCTGATGTTAAGCCGCAATATTGCGCTATCTCATCGACAATAACATACTTTTTCAATCCAGACATTTCTTTTATATCATTAATAAGCGTGTTCAAATTGTTTGTTACCTGATAAGGCGTAACCCTTGATTTTCTCATCGTTGCGCTCCTTCCTCTATAGGTGTACAATCATTAATGAGAGCACATATACATATAAATAAAATATACCTCCATATACAGTGACTCTAAGTGAGCCGCGGAAAAACTCTTTCATGATTGATACACTCCCTATTTTAAGTTATTATTATGGCTACTCATAACCAAACTGTAATTTTTAAATACTTCAAAGTGAACATAAGTATTGAAGTTGAACGCCTCAATAATTTTATAATTACGGCGCATCTTGCTTGCTAGTGGTAATAGTTTAACATCAACCCAATAAGGATTATACATGTAAAACATCTCCTTCTCTTTAAGTTATTTTCATTTTACTATAGATAATTGAGTATTGCACGTACTTTTTATAATTTTAATTTTCCTATTATGTGTATGTGATGTGCAATCTACAAACATAGCCACACTAGTTTTATGTAAGACTCTATACACCTTGTTATTAAAGTGTATAGAATCACCTTTTGAATACTTCTCATGATTTTTAACAAAGAAACTAACTGATGTCCCGTGAATAAACGCGCGTACCATTATTTAACTTCCCTCCCATAAATCATATAGAATGTTTCTGTTTCATCATGACTAATACATGTTTCGATGTCTTGCAAAATAAAATGAGGGTGCGAGATAGTGAGCGTTATATGTATCATAGCGTCACCAAGTTCGGTAAACTCCCTTTTAGCGCCTTCTTTATAATTGTTATCCTTGTATACATTTACAATATATTTCATTATACTAACACCTTCCCTTTCCCCATTAATTGCGGTAAGCACTCAACAATATTCTCTATATCCTCAACACCTATAGAGAAGGCAGCCGCTACATTATCAATTCGCGCTGCACCTAATACAACACGGATGTCAATGTCGTGTAAATCCTCGTTGTACGAAGCCCATACACTTCTAATCCCTTCACTATTCACACATACAAACCCTTTGAAATGCTCTGTATAATGGTTGTCCATCGCTTTTAACATATACAATAACTCCCTTTCTTAACTGTCCTCATCTTACCATATGTAAAATAGTATTTCAAGTACTTTTTTAAAAGAAGGAGGAGAAGGACTATAAAAAGTCCCGCTCACTCATGCCCGCCTCGTGTTGTGCTCGCTCCCTGCTATTGGGGAAGCGTCTTGTTTCTTCCTGTTCTAACTCTGACAACCGCACTTGTAACAGCTCTATTTTGTCTTTACAGAACTGTATTTGTTCTGTGTAGTATTCTCTGTCCTGCTCATGATAAGCGAGCTCCCGTTCGTCTTGTAAGTACTCTATGTGGTCGTTCCATTCACTTATTTTATCCATAATATGATGTATTTGATTTGTTATATCTTCCATTATTAAGCCTCCTCTACAGCAATGCCCATATTCGCTAGATACTCGATAGCATCCGTCTTTTCTTCGAAATCTTCCATATCTGGATTGAAATTTTCTGCGCCGTGATAATCAATTACAGCCAACACTTTTTCTATGTCGTCGTCACTTTCCTCTGTACCGCTGTAAGATTCAATACCAGCCCAATCAAACCAGTCATCGGAAATATCAACATACATATCCGTAATACGAATTTTATCTTCATTTGTTATATATTCTAAGTTGTCAACCTTTACAACATAATAGCAATGTCTTTGTTCTTCATCAGGACGGATGAAAATCCCGCCTTGGTCGAGTGCATCGACGTCTCCGTGATTCTCCCACGCATCATTCTTGTTAACCTTCCCTTTGAACTCTGCAATAATACGTTTCGCGATATCTTCCAAGTCTTCCATATAACTATTATTATCAATGTCGCCTTTTTCATATTCGATACGCTCATCTAGATTGTCAATATCTAGCTTTTCTAACTGTTCGTAATTAAGGGTTTCAATCCATTTATTAACGATGTTAGCAATGTAATTATAATACATTTCACTTTCGTTGTTATATAATAGTTGTGAGTAATATTCATAGTATCCAGCCGCAAATATTTTATCTAAGTCGGGTTGCTGTCCGCGTGGCGTCTCGCATAAACCGCTTGACATAGCCTCCTCAATGTACTCTTTCATTTCATAAGCATTTTTCCATAAATCAGCAGGATAAATTGATACAGCCGTGTCCGCAATTTCAGTGATAGCATCACATACACAAGTTGAGCCGTCATAGTCATTGAATCTTGCTAATACATCAATTTCATCTTCTAAAACCTCGATATAATCGTATTGAGCTAATTCTAATTTTTTTGTCATTTTAAAACATCTCCTCTTAATTTGTTTTGTTTTCTTAACCTGTAATCATCTTATCATGTATTAATTAGTATTACAAGTACTTTTTTAAAATTATTTAGGAATTTTTTATTTTCCTACCTAGAGAGGAGAAACCCTCTCTAACGCTGTGAGCCTAAAGGCTATTTATACTCGCTCACACGAGTTCGAACATAAATTCTCTTTCAAATTCATCATGACATACCATAACAAGATATCCTCCAGTTGTTACCGCGAAGTGACTAACAATTAAATCCTTTTCAGTGTTCCAATCATAATAAGTGAATTCTCCGTTACAAACGTTGTACATTGCGTATGCGCTGGAAGATGTATAAGCAAGCCCTAATGATTCATGATTGAAGTTAAACACTTCATCGTTACAATAAGTATCAATTACACTTTCAATCCCGTATAACTCAAGTTCGCTCATTTCACTTTTAAAGTTTACTTCCCAATTAATTGCTCTGATTTCCATTATAATAACCTCTTTCGTTTTATATTTTTTGGTGTTTCTTTAACCTGTAATTATCTTATCATGTATCAATTGGTATTTCAAGTACTTTTTAAAACTTTTTTTATCTTGGTATCAAAACTGTTTTATCAATTAAAACCTGCTCATCTAAATTAAAGCGTTCAATTGCTTCTCTAAGTATACGCTCCTCATCCTGTGCCGTACGCTTCGTTAACCCTCGAAAACTATTTGTTTCATTAGTAGAACGAACAGCAACCCAGTAAAGAGAAGCGATTAATTCCGTATCACTCTTTTCTTTAATCTCTTTAATAGTTAGTGCTTTCATACACATCAACCTCTTTCGTTATTTTGTTGTTTTCTTAACTGATTTCATCTTACCATAATACTTTTAGTAAAACAACAACTTTTTATACATTTTCGTATCTTTTTTAATAAAATCGAGTTTCTTCTATTATAAGGACAAAAACAAGTAGCCTTTATACGCGCATATAATAGAAAGAAAGCGACGGAGCTGCAATTATTTAAATTTTCAGAATATTATAACTATTACTACTATTCAAATCTAGATTATACGATATGTCGAAAGGTGTTTGCAGCGAGCTACTAAGTGTTTGTAAGGAGCTACTAGTAAAATAAAAACTCCCCACGTTTTGTGAGGAGCTACTAAGCATTACTTACCTTGGATTTGTTTGACGATTTCTTTTGTAGCATAGTACTCAGGGTTTACCGCCTTACTAATACCCATCTCAGCATTCCATAGTACAACGAAACTGAGGAAGATAATAGAGACCGTATATGCTAGATTAATCTTGAATCGCTGGTCATCATTTGAATCAGACCAATAACCGCTAGTCTCCATAACTTTTTCTTTTCTCTCGTTAAACTTTTTATTATAATTAATCATGAACCTAACTACTACAAATAATGCGATACCGAATACAATAAACTCTAACCCACTGATTGCAGCGTCTACGTACATTTGCTTTACTACTGATTCGAATACTCTATCAGCCGTTACCCCTAATGTCTTAGCGAACTCATCTATGTATTGAAATACCTTATCTGTTACTTGTGTTTTATCCATGTTCTTTTACCTCCAACTAGTTTTTATTAATCGCAGTACGAATCGTTACCGTAGCTAGGTGTATCGTAATTATCGTTGTAACATGTGTTTGTATCATGAGCGTAATCGTAGTTATTCATACTTCCATAGCTAGTATTGCTAGAACCGTAACTAGTATTGCTAGAACCGTAACTATTTTTACCAGAGCCATAACTTGATGACCTGTTATTCTTGCAGCGTGTGCATAACCCTCCATAATTAGAATGACGTCCTCTACACTTTGTACATTGTTTCATATAAATCTCTCCTATCAATTTAGTTTTTTTAGTGCTAGCTCCCAGCACCAGAGTCTAGTCAGTAGTGCGAGGAGCTAATATGTATTTAACTATATTATACTATCATTTTACTAAAAGTCAACAACTTTTATAAGATACATCCTACTTAAATGATGCACCTCGTTCTACTAGCGAGAAATCTGCTGTATCTACTAGTCGTAACTCTTTCTCGTTAAAGGTAGTTTTAATATACTCAAGCACAATCTGTAAATCCGCGTTAGATGTTTTACATATAAATGGGTTTTCCCCTCGTGCACTAGGTATTACTAGAGCTCGGAACGGTCTTGGACACCCATGATTCTCTCTTACAACCATATAAGTGTTCTTCGTACCAATAACCACTAACGACTGCTTTTCCTCTACAGTCTCAGAACCTCTTGTGATAACTTCCATTATTCATTTCCTCCTTTATTTAGTAAAGCTGTATTAATACGTTGAAGCTCGTCCAACCGAACTGTACGATATGTACCTTTCTTCCAACCTTCTTTTGTCATATTCTCAGGAATATACTGAACAAATTCGTTTTTACCTTTCGTACACAGCAGCACTGTGAACTTACTCTTCTCATCAATAGTACCTTCTTCAATTACTGTTTCTGTATCCCAGCTAAATGCCATATCATATCTCTCCTATCGTTTATCTGTCCAAGTACCGCACACAATCCAGTCATTATCTTTCCTTAGACTTTTAGGCGGTTTCTTCCCAAAGTACAGTTTATCATCTCTATCTTGATACACATAAGTATCTTGAATATAAGGCTCTCCTACCATCTCTCCAAAACCCCAAGAGAATTTTTCAGCAATCTCAGAACCTGTCATAATCCATAAACTCTGATACCCACTCCACGAGTCATGTCTAACGATTTTACCTCGTCTCATGTACTCTTTCGCTTCTTGCCAAGTCAAGTTCTTAATCTCCTCTCTACCAGCCACAACTATTCCTCCTTCTATAGCATCTCCCATATAGGTGCTACGTTCTTATCAATCTCGTCATCTACTAAATCTGTAACATCGTTTTGGATTTCTTTAGGCAGCAACTCAATAAACTCCCAAATATCTTTTACGAAATGATTCTCACCATTGAACTCAATAACCATTCTTACCATCCTCCCTTTTCGCAAAGCATACAATAACGATGAAGTTGATAATCGTTAGTATTCTAAACCAACCATCAATTCTAGGCTCTTTAGCGGTAGCATCAAACCCACATACACATACCGCGCACCATGTAAAGGTGAACCACACAATGTATAATTGCTCTCTCATTTCAGAACTACCTTAACTTCGCTGTCATTGACAAACCCTACATTTATTAATCTTCTATCTAGTTGCATTTGATGAAGAATACATATAATATTTGAGTAATACTTCTCAGGTATAACCAGCGTACCCCCTTGGTTGAGGCTTGTTAGACACATTATGTACCAGTTTAGTAATTGCTTGTCCTGTTTAACCATAGAAAGGTATACCCCAGATGGCTTCATCCCACTCTCTAGCAGACCTATCATCCGCTAAATCTTTCTTACGTTCATAATACTTAACAGCAATAGTGTATAGGATGTGTACATGCAACAGGTCACCTGTAGTAGATTGGTTGAAGATTTGTTTCGCTGTCATCTCAATACCTTTAGCCTCCTTTAGGTACTTAGAAATAAACTCACAGGCGTCCTCATATGTCATTTTCTCTTTCATATTATCTCCTCCTTATGATTATATATTACTATACGTTTTACTTTAAGTCAACACTTTTATTTAAATTTATCTATTAATTTTCATAAAAAAGAGAGGCAGAGCCTCTCCCATTATATGTATTAGTATGTACCGCGTTCTTTTAAGATTTCTTTAACAATGTTAGGTAGAACGCCTCCGATAGCGCGTCGAACTTCTTTAGGCTCGAACTCTTCTGGAAGCATGTCACGCTCTTCCTCGATGATGTCATCGTATACTAATCTACCAGCAAGACTTAAGATTAATCCCATGTCTTGGATTGTAATTTCTTCTGGCAGTTTCCCTTCATCTTGCAGCTTGTAGATGATTTTATCCACACGAGCCTTCGTAACAGTATTGTTAACGAATTTACGCTCCTCACTTACCTTATTAGGGTCTTTAGGTGCTTTCTGTTGAGAGTTACCACCTTTATTATGTACTTCTAAGAATGCCTCGTCTACTAGCTTCAAGAATACGCTATTATCATTTGATGCTAGTTTAACAACGATACCTTCTCCACCTTTTTTATCTCCGATGATACCGCCCATTTGAGTTTGCCCAACGAATGACTCAAGATGCTCATAGCTGATGTACTTACCACGGTATAGTACTGGGACAAGTTTAAGGTTTAATCGTTTCGCTTCCGCCTCTACATCATCGAAAGAAGCATATGTACGAGTTACTGTATCAAATAAGTCAAACAATACGAATGTACGTGTGTACTCTGGGTACTGTACTTTGTGTGGCGCTAACCATTCACCGAAGTATAATACATCTGGTAGCAGCTCATTAGGATTGATAGTCTTATCAGCCCACTCTACGAAGCCATTCAAACCGTATACATCCGTTAGCTCGTTGTTTCGAGAGAACTTTCGTAATCTATCAAGCTCTGTGTCATTACCAAACGATGCGTTACTACCATCAACCTTCTCTAAGATAACAATCTCTGTCTCAGGGGTTAATAACCCTGCTGTGCCTTTCTTTCCATAACGTAATACCTTTGTGTATTTCTTTTGTTCAAATCCTGTCATTTAACATTTCTCCTTTTCATTTGTAAGTTTTTGTAGTCCATGAATTTCGATGATTAACATTAATCAACCATCGTTCTTTTACTAACTTATTATTTTCATAGTATTCCTCAGCAATTATGTATTCAGAAGCAAGCTTAAACTCTCCATCTACAGGTATCCAGTAATGGTATTTTGAGTATGCAGAGAGTATAGTTACTGTTACTTTAACCCACTTACCTCCCATTTTACGTCTAACTTTAGGATTATCGTAGCGAGCTACTTTAAATGCGCTTCTCTTTCGAAATAACGGATAGGTGTTAAGACCTCCTAACGTGGTATTNACGACCAGTAAACATCTAACTTTNTTTATGTATGTAAGTATATTCATAGCAAACTCCTATGCGACTGGAACTGGTAGCGCTGGGTTAATCTCCCTAGCCTTGTCCCACATCATTTTAAGTATTTTACCTCTTGTCATGCCCTCGCCATCTAGTGTGAGAGTCATATTTGTTTTATGTACTTTATAGTAACCATGTAATCTACCATCTGGCTCTTCCGTTAATACTAGAGCAAACACATCTCCTATGTTGTAGGAGCGAACAGAATCGTCATATACATGACGTCTGTAGATAGCTTCATCTTCCTTCTCCCACTGGTCAAATAAACGCTCTCTATATGTCATAATGCACCTCCTACTCGTTAATAACGCTATCTTTATAGTGTACGAGATGCATATCGTGAATGAAATCAGTAACAGCATTTTCATAGTCTGTGTGTTCTCTGAATTTACCGTCTTTATAGAATTCTTCTAGCATCTCCATTAACTCTCGCATACCAGCAGCTAGTGCTAGTGTCTCTTTCATATTATGTACAGTTACACTATTCTCTTTTATGTATTGAAGAGAGTTATTAAATTTATCAATCTCTTTATTTATGTTTTTAAAGTCGTAATATGGTAAGTCCATTAGTTTGTTGTGGGTAGCTACTAGCTTGTCCACCTGTGGAAGTTTAACCCATTGCATTATTTTTTACCACCTTTTGCGTTGTATTTACGTAGAAAATGCTCATCAATGCAACCCTCAGTTTTAAAGTGCCACCACAGTAATCCCATACCTCCTAGCAGACCTAACATAAGCATCCCAATTGATAGAAAGATAGCTCCTGCGATAACGTTACCTGTTAGAATCATAGCCCAACCACCTACAAATAACGCTGTACCGCTCATAATAATTAAAGTGTTATGCATTAGTTAACATCCTCCTTATTAATCTTTCCTTCTAGTTTTTTGATTCTACTATCTAATTCGTAATTATCAATCGCATTAGCACCGATTTGTAGTCCTAACAGAGAATACAGCAACCCTAACGAATCTTTATTAACGGCGAACTGATAGAATCCTCCGATACCTAACGCTAATCCTAACACACCATCTATAACTCTACTTGTTTTTGATTTCATTTTCATTTCCTCCTATTGTTTAATTCCTAAGTCTCTTAATGTTTCTCTAGCTTCTTTTATATCGTGTGCAGATTTGCACATCCCGATTCCTACTATAAACACTGTGAATCCGATTAATAGGTTAGTGAGCAGCATTATGAATACCCCAGCCCACATGAACACAAACCCTATGAAACCTCTCATAATCTCTTTAAATCCTTATGTAACGTGTGCGCTATCGCAAAGCTTCCACCAGCCAAGAATGATATCACGAAGTTTAAAAGGTTCGGTGCTCCTGTGAAAGCCATGTATCCACTACATACGGCTAAAGCAGTACCTGTTGCAGCAAGCATCCCTCTGCCCCATTTCAAATCATGTTTTAGTTCCCAAATGCTCATATTATGTATTCCTCCTAATCTTTTAATAACTCATGCCAATCTATTACACTTTTAGTATAACACTTGTCCAACTCATCGTCAAGCATATTTTCGTAATCTTTCGACAATCTATTAAATACTTTATCAATCCTGATACAATAGTCAATCATCTCTGCTCGTGTTATTTCATCTACTAGTTTTATTGCAAATTTCATTGTTCAACCACTCTCCATTTTCCTTTATCTACTAGTTGCTGCTTTCTATCATAAAAGTAATTATACGCATGTGTAAGCCCTCTGTCTGTCCATGACTCGAACGGACTAGCAAACTCCATTTCAAACACACGAGCCATGATATAGCAGAAGTCAATCATCTGTTCTTTCGTTACGCCCAGCCTCGTGTATTGCCACGTCTTGTCCTTCTCTGTACCATGTGTCATAAGAAATCAATCCTCCCTTAGTTAGGTCTGTGTTTCTTAACATGTTTTGCAAACCCACCACACATAACTGTTTCATCGTAATGACAAGCCCAATTATGTCCAGTTTCTTCTTTCATTTTAATAATATCATACTCGCATGGTAGGCATCCATAGTTCTGTGCCTGTTCCGATTCTTCCGTCCAAGCGAACGGGCAAGTAATACATCCACCTGTCCCGTTATTCGCCATCTCACGGTTACACTTACTCATTGATTTCATCCATAATGTACTCGATTGATTTTACATAGTCTGTCATTCGTTTTAAGTCACTCTCTAATTCTAGTATTTCTAACGGGTCTAACAAAGGTTTAAGGAAATGCAGTTTGTCAAGTTGACCAACTAGAATAGATGCTGTCTCGTTAGCTTCCTTAACTAGTTTCTTCACCCCATCATACCATACAGCCCATTCATCCTCTGGAGTAGGCTTCATGTATAGTTTAATTTGCTTACCTTGATGCCATACCTCTTTATGGAAATCACAGTATGTAGACTCTTTTGCTGCTACATCTGCCGCATCCTCATCAAAACCTGCATACAATGTTACGCTGTCTTGGTTCTCCTCATCAAAACCAGTTACTACAAAAGTGATATTTACATTTCTTAATCCAGACATTATTGTTCCTCCTCTAATGTGATTCCTAAATTGTCTCTAGACCATTCATACATCCTCTCACATTGTTCATCACGGGCGTGAGAGAACGGAAAATCATTCGTAGCTAAAAGGTAGTCCCTTGTACATTCCTCTTCCACATCAGGACTCAAAACTTTATATTTCATAGTAAACCTCCTAGTCTGCTACTCTAATAGATTCTAAGCAATCACGTAATCTTTGAGCTTGTCCAAAAACTTCGCGAACGTCTGCTGTGAACTCTGGATATCCTGTTACAATACCGTCTGTTTCTTTACGCATCTGTTCGACTGTGTATACGCGTTCGTATAGCTCTCCAGCCTTTGTTAATGTTCTCTCCAAATCCTTCACAACGTTCGTTGTATAGTTTTTAAGTTCTCTCCATGTTTGTGCTTTATTATCGCGAATGAGTTCAAACATAAGCATGCCATCGAACCATAACTGTTTGATTAGGTAGTCGTTACCACTAGCATCAATGTTATTCGCTTCATCGTTATCTGCACCTACATACACATTTTCCAATCTTCTTTCAGAATAATCAAATTTTTGCACAACAATATTAAATGGGCTCTTTTCTGTTTTCATTTTCATTTCCGTTTCCTCCGCTTCTTTTATAACCTCAATATACTTATCTAAATCACCTATACATAATTCGTACCTATTCCCACGACCTTCGATGTATATATCCACTAACGTAACACTATTAGATGGCTTACGTTTAACACTAATAACACGACCTGTATCCCCTACATACCCTACTAAACTAGGATGAAATTTAGTTATTACAAATTCGTCTCCAACCTTGATGTTGTTGTTCTCAGCTACATTGAATAGTTTTTGCATCTCTTCCTCTGGGATACGCCATACATCCGTCCCACCATTGAAAACTATACCGTAGTAGTTTTTATAAGGTGGCATCTCTGCTGTAGATTTCCCGATAACCTTTGCATACTTGTAATTCACAGGATTTATTTCAGTACCAATACACACTCTTATAACTTCGTTTACATCTATCGCTACTAAGTCATCGTATACTTCGAATGTTTTACTCATTTTAATTACCTCCATTAGATTTATTATGTATTACGAATTCTCTGAAAATCTCGTAGCGTACATGACTCTCATTCTCTTTATTCATCATACGATAGTAAGTATGAATTTCTTCTTCTGGGAGATTCTTGAACATTTCGAATATGTCTTTTCCTGTTTCACGAGATGCATCCTCAAGACTTGCTATCTTGTCTTGTAGCTCATTCTGCGTTTTGATTAGCTTACCTAGAGTTAAATCTTTTTTATTAATGTCTTGTTCACCGATACGTTTAGCACCTCTAGGGAGTGCAGATACTGGGAACGGCTTATTTAGGTCTAGTGTACACCTAAGCTCTCCATTTAGGTTTACGAAGTAATAAGAGCCATCCATAGATACTTTTCGTTGTAACTCGTACACATCACCTATGTAGTTAACATAAACAACTTTTACAGTTCTCATACCAACTTACCTCCCATCATATCTTGTTCATGCGCTGTAACATATGTTCTAGCACCTAATAAGAAAACCTCACCAGCTCTCAGAGCCTTCACCTTAGGCAGCTTATCATTAATATCAAATAATACCATTGTCTCATTAAATAATGTTTCTAGAGCGTACCTCGCATTAGCGGACGTTACAACAATACGCCCTTCATGTTCAATCTCATATAACATTTGAATTATCCTCCCTATTTATCGTTACCGAATCGTAATAGTTTTTCCCACCATCTTAACTTATTCTTTTCTTTATCAACAATTTGTTCAAACGCATATCTAGGCTTACCCATAAGCGGCTGTTCTATGATACCAATCACTCGTACTAATCTAGTTCGATGCCAATCCCACCCTAGTGCAATTGTATCGCCAACTTGCACACCATCATTAAACTGAGGATATGCAAAGTATATTGTATTGTTCTCGCGGTCTACCCATCCGTCGTCAGGGTGAGCAGCTTTTACTCCTTGCGAGCGTAGTTTTGCTACCCATTCTCGTTCACTCTCTTCCATTTCCTTGCCAATTCTGTTCCAGTTATTAATAAACCCTGCGTTGTTACTTTTACAAAGACCATCATTACTTTCATAATCGTATGCCATATTCAATCACTCCTCTTCAACTATTGATTTTATTTTAGTGATTTCTTCTTCTAGTTTACTTAATTCTTCCTTCTTTTCTGTTAGTTCTCTCTGTAAAATACCTAACCTGTCAAGTACCAATTCCCATGTATGGATGTCTTTCTTTACGTACTTTTGGAGTTTAACTCCATCTCCCCACACTTCCATTTCTAATACGTGTAAGGTCTCATCGACAGTAAACGACTTAGCTTTCGCGCTATCATTACCTACATATAACGTTTCACGATACTCGTTTGCGTGAGAACCGCGCTTACCTACTACTAAATACGATTTGTTCCCCATATCCAATCACCTCTTGTTAAGATTTAACTTCCTTTAACTTGTCTTTATCTTATCATTCATTTTACTTTCTGTAAAGTACTTTTTTAATAAATTCTTGTAATTTCTTTTCCTTCGTAATCTTTAACGATTAACACGAGTTCTCCCTTAGCTGCACGTCCGTTGTAGAAGGTATTATTAAACTCTTGAAGGAATGCTTGCAGATTATCTCCAAAGCCCTGAGCGAACGTATAAGCCTGTTTCTCGCTAAACCTATTGTAGTTCTGAATTGACTTAATATCTAAGTACACTACAAGCGTCTTATCGTCCATTACAGTCCATCGCGCATTAAGATACTCCATACTATCTTGTGATGTAGCGTCATTCAACAACTTCTCAAAATCCGTAATCTGGTTTAAATCCAATTTAGACACAGATTGATGTATTGTAGGATTATCTACTGGTGACGGTGGCACTAAGTACTTATACCCTACGAACAGTGAAGACGCAACCCCAACAGCGATTAGTACCCTTGTCGTATCAACTTTCCCTTTCCATTTCAGTTTCTCTAGAAGTTTCATTCCAATCATCTCCTATTTATTTTATAAAAAGGAAACCCCGAAGAGCCTCCCTCGTTTTCTTACTATTATACTATCACACTTTTACTAAAAGTAAAACACTTTTTTATTTTTTTACCAATCTCCTTTATATTTATCTAACATCTCATCTGGAATAATAAGCTCATAGCCTTTCGCCTTAGATGCATGCTTGATAAGCCAACCTTCCTCCACTAACTGCCCCATCAGCTCAGTCAATACCTCTGCCTTAATCTCCATAAGCTCTCGCAATCTACCAACCTTTGTTTCTCTTGTACGAGCGATAATCTTCTTCAATTTAACTAATGGCTCATCCTCTGTAGCCTCATCGTCATTATCTGGCTCTTCGTGGTCTGCTACTTCACCAAAGTATTCTTTAATCGTATGGAATACTTCTCCTTCTTTAGATTCATTAGGAGATACAATAGCACTTTGAAACCTTTGGAATTCCTTTGGGTATCCTTCTATTTTCATGACACCATCCCCACGCCCCATAAGCGTGTAGTCAATCCCTTTCCCGAATACCGTACGATAGTTCGTATTACTATTTAAATTGAAACTGATGGCATTCTGTACATTTGTTTTAATACGTCCACTGATAACCTTCGAGTCTGGTCTCTGGGTAGCGATAACTAAATGAATTCCTGCTGCACGAGCTTTCTGCCCTAAGCGAGTCACATACGTCTCTACTGCTGAGTTTACATCGAATAAGTCCGCATACTCATCAATCACACATACGAGATATGGCATCTTCTCTTCTGCAACTTCATTGTACAGTTTGATATTCTTAACTCCCTGCTCCTTGAATACTTTGTATCGGTTATCCATTTCTATTGTTAAACGGCTTAAGGTTTCTCCTGCCTTCTCCATATTTGTAATTACTTTTGCCACATGCGCCATACCCTCATAGTGAGCTAACTCCACCATCTTAGGGTCAATCATAAAGAATTGTAATAGTTCTGGAGGCGTAGAAGCCATTAAACTAACAATCAAAGCATTCAAGAACACTGATTTACCAGAACCAGTTGTACCCGCAATCATGAGATGCACGAGCTTACTAAGGGATAAGTATATCGGTTCATCAATTTCATTCACACCTACAACGAATGGGAGGTCATTATCCAGTGCATATTCTTGAAATCGTTCATCTTCTAATAACTCCCGTAAGCTTATAATAGAAGGTTCTTCGTTCGGAAGGGTAAATTTAACAGTATCAGGTTCGTCTCCTTGTTCTATACTAAGGGAAGGTACACCTAGAGCCGCTTGAATATCGGTCGCCTTGGAGCGCAAATGACTTAAATTCTTATTCTTAGGGATATCACATTGAACAACAGTTAACCGCACACCCGAAGTGATATAACTACTTGTTAGCTGCGCTCGTTTAATAAGTCCTACACGCTTCATAGCTTCTGCTATAGCGGGTACAATATTCTCATCAACTTTCACTTCTTCTCGTGGATATGTAGGCAGCACCTCAACAAGTCCTCCGATATTCTTACTAGGTGTGCCTTTCTTTGCTACAACCTGTTCAGTGTTATCAGGAACAACAGTCAACTCTTTGTGAGGAGCTACTACGTTCCCTCCTAGTAAGGATACGATTTCCACATCACTTAGTACATTGTCTCCATTCATTACAAGCCTTTCCTCATATTCATCTTTTAAGCCCTTTATCTTGCGTTTGTAGAGGCTTAATGAATTATGTGAGTCATATTTACGGAATATCGTTTCTAGCTGCTGTACGAGCGTTGAAGGCTCTTTAGAACGAATCGTAACTCCTAGTTTAAATTTGAACACATTACCGATAATCTTCTGTTCCACTTTCTCACTATATGTTCGAGCCATATCAAAGGATGACAATTTATTAATCGTATGGAGTATCTTATCTTGAAACCTTCTCCCTATTTTCGTTCCAGCAGGATAATCATTACCAGCCAAGTAACTGCGATATCTATCAATAGATGTCATCAACCAATCATCCACATATTTCTTGAACAACCACTGTATTTCTATAACTTCATCATCCCTCACTTGTATCTCCAGCAATTCTTTTAAGAATAAGCCCTTCATACCTCCATACAACGGTAAGAAACTCGGTCTAGATAAATAACCTTCATAAGCATACACGTCGTCTGTACGCCTAGACAGGAGTGTTAAACGATACGGTAAAACATTTGTCTCATCAAAACGAATCTGGGGAGGCGTAACAACTGTAATATTACGCCCACCTTTAAATAGTTCTACCTCTAAACCGAACACACCATCTGTATCTGTCTGTAGGATATGGTTGAGTGCCTTTGGTACATCCTCTACTTGAGAGAAGTAATTCGATATGTTTCTATATCCTCTATTCTTCACGATGCTTCAACTCCTTCATAATGATTACACATTGCACAGCATTCACAGCAGCAGTTGCCAATAACATCGTTGTATTCAGTAAAATCAGTGTTGTGATACCCATAAGAACCTCTCCTTATTTTTTAATTTTCTTAAATAACGTTAGCGGACTTAAAATTGTAGCTTTTGACATCGCAAAGTTCTTAATTAACTTTTTAGATGTCTCTTTCACATTACTCTTCATCACTTCGTCTAATCCCTTTCCGTTATCTAATTTATTTGCAATAATTTTAGGTGGGTTCTGCATACGAGCAAATCCTCCGATTACAACGAGCAACTTAACCACTGTGCCTGTGAAGTCTGCTGGGAATGGGATACCAAAAATGAATAATCCGATTATTAATAGAAACAGAGAATGGTAGACTTGCACGAGAGATAAATGCTTTACGTTACTCCACCATTGATTGAAGAAATGTCTATGTGAATCAAATACCCAACAAGATAATGCGACAGGAGCTACTACGCCTAGTACCAGTAAGTCAAAGAATCTTCTTCCATTTGTCCATAGCATCGGGATTACCGTAGAAATCAGTATCGCATCGAATACTAACAAGGTGATGACATCAATCGTACTAAATGTAGTAGTCAAGGCACTAGCTGTCATAATTTCGCTACCCATGCTTGTGAGTTTACCAGATATGAAATTCAAAACCTTAAAAGCAGATTTGAATAAGAAAGGTGTAATGGAAGTAACACCAGCTACTAAAGACCAACGCTTCATGATTGTTGTAAACTCCATCGGTCTTAACTTCTTATTTGCTCCAGATAACATACGCTTGATACATTCTATAATAGTAAGTACAACTACAATCCCTACAGATACGCCACTGAACCCTAAGCTCATCGTTGTGAACCATTCATTATCGAATAAGAACAAGGGTGTTTTAAGAATAAGCCCAGCACATAAGTCATATATCCAAGATAATAGTTCTGCGGACATCTTTACAATATTGTGTGGTAAATCCTTAATCAGATTCACAAACTCCCCGAACCAATCCATAACTTCTTTTATTGGGTTTGGTGTAGAGGGCATGAACGAATCTTTAATGAACCCAGAGAACATGCTCTTACCTTTGTCAAAGAATGAGTCATTACTAATCGTTTCCGCGTATGCTCTGTCTCCTATAGAAGTGAAGAAGAACGTTGAGATAACTGCTGCTGGTATTGTTCCAATCTTTAGAAGCCTAGACTTAAGAAGTTTAAATTTCTGAATAAGTAACTTGCTACTCGGTANATGATGTAGATACTCGGAACGCTTATCAGTACTTGCGTTATCCCCTTTATAATNTCCTGTGTCCACATGTTGGCTTCGTTGCTTTTTCTGAACATTCTCAATGTTCCTGCTATTACTAATAGTACAATNCTCAGTGCGACTGCTATCCCTACCGCTAGGAACGCTACTTGTAGTCCGTACTCCACCATTACGGAAGGACTGAACGGACTTAGTAGAGGTGTGTTCCCTGTCACTCCACTTGCAAAGGCTCTCGTCGAAAGACCTGCGCTTGCTCCTAATATTGACAGTGACATCCTGATTATCTTCTTTGCTTGCTTTATCTTTTTTAACTTCTGCATGCCTGTTGCATTCATTATCTCCTCCTTTATATTTTGATACATAAAAACCGTAGCATCCTCCTGCATCTGAACCTTTTTAAAAGGTGTGTACTCTACCCAAGCATCTTTGTGTTTTGCGTTGTAATTGATAATCATCGTAATCGCTCCCTTATTTGTTTAATCTTGAACGGTTAGCCATACTCTCGAAACGTTCCTCATTCACATCTCTACGATTACGTCGTTCCTTTTCCTTCTTATTACCTACATCCATTTCGAATGAGTGGAGGAACTTAAATACCGTTGACAAAGCCAATCCAGTCGTACAAACTAATGCGATTCCNGCACTAACAGCNGCAATACCCATAATTTTATCGCTCCTTTGTATAAATNATTTTATTTTGGTAATGATAGAACTATCAAACACGAGAGGACGATGATTATATGTCTTGGTTCACAGATTCTTTAGCTCAGTATGAAAGACAGATGCAAAAGGTTAACCATCTGGTGTTGCATGAAATAAACGAGAAGAAAGATGTCGATATTGACATGGAGGAGCTAAATAAAATCCTCGAAGTTCTCCACGATTACGGTATCGTAAACTAGGGAAAATAGCAGGGAATTTAGCGTTTTTCCCGACTCAGTTAGGGAAAATAGCGTTAAATCAACGTTTTGTTTTTCCTTAATCCCCTTGTCGGAATTTAGCGAGAATTTAGAAGTTATCTAGTCTGTCTGCTATGTCTTCATTAGATGCTTCTTTCTTGGTTAATTTGATTTCTTTTAGTGGAGCAGTTGGTAGCGGTTGTTCTGGTATCGTACTTTGTATGACTTTGTGTGATACCGCTACAACTCCTGCACCGCTTCTATATTTGATACCGTCTCTAGCTAGTTCCCGCATGATATGAGCAAAGCTATGATGCTTCAAAAGAGGTTCTATCACTTTCAAGATGTCATCATCTAACTTTTCTCTCAGATAGACAGACTTCCTCATGACTATTACCCCTTTCTGTAGCTATTGCTACCCACTTTAATCATTACGGTATCCTTCTGAGCTCTTGCGCTTTGTCTAATACCGTATTTACGTAATCCTCGTACATTCGAATATCTATCTAAGAAGAGCACTTTAACTCCCATATTACGGTAACGAGCCTCTAAGTACTGTTTCAATAACTCAGAACCTCCACCTGTAAAGATAACTGTATCTACGAATGACCAAGAGTTAATCAGAATTCTGTCAAGTGTGTTCATGATAGTATTCGCATGATTCTCATAAGCTTGATTGATAACTTCTTTGATGCACATACCTTTAATTTCTTGGCTCTGGATGATTAATGGAAGTTTGCCGTTCGGAATAACTGCTCCTAGATGCTGCTCAAGGTACTTACCAATTTGTAGGTAGCTACTATACATCCCTGCGTTTGTATGTGTTGTAAGCTCTGGCTGCTCCTCTAGAGAGTCTAATGTAAGGACATTAAGTGTTCTCGCTCCGATATCTGCTAACACGTTAAATCCTTTCGCGATATCGTGGTCAACAATCTCTCCATTATTATCAAGCATTACATCACATAGGCTTCCAAAAGGCTGCTTTTTTATACATACATCTTCAACCATGATTGTTCTATCGATAAAATTAATACCATCGTAAGATAATTTCACTTCGTGTACTCCGCGAACAATATCTGTTAATTGCTTTCTACGCTCTGGTGTATCGTTCTTGATTGGTAAGTTCATCATCAATGTATAGATAGTCTCATGACTTCCTTTACTTAGAAGAGCTAACACTGTTTTCATAATAATCGAAAAATTCTTATCATTATGTTTGTTCTCTCCTCCAGTCCATTCAATGTCTGGGTCTAGCTTAGATGCGTACCAGCCTACTGTATGGCGTTTACCATCAATCTCACACGCGATGTATTGACCATGATTATCTGTAGCGAAGTCGTTCTCAGGTTTCTTCTTAAAGCTCGTTACGAATGAAGGGACTAAGAATGGATTCCCGTTATTGTCTGCCTTTACATCTCCAAACCCATCATCTACTGCACCTACAGATAACCCGATATTGTTTTTCATTTTAACTCCTCCTTGCTGTTGATTTAATACATTGTATTACTCTTTCCCACATTTGATGTCTGTCTATGATTAAAAAAGTTTAAAAAGTATGACAAATGAACATAAAGAAAGACACGAGACTATATCCCGTGCCTGTTGTACTTACTCCAGCCATGCTGCCATTTCTTTTAATTTTAATTCCGTTTTCTTGTCCTCGGATAACATCTTATCTAATTGAGCCTTCATCTCATTTAATTTCTTCTGCTCAACAAGAACTTGCTTCTCATCGATTTTGATATCTAGGTCACAAATCCATCTAGAAATCGGGAAGCCCCCAATCTCAATATCAAAGAAGTCCTGCATATCTAAATCCTCTGATGCTAACACTAGACTATGTAATCGTAATTTTAAGAACTTTAAGTCTCCTACAGAAAGTGCATTGAAGTTATATGTCGTACCATCCCAAGGGAACATACAATTTGTTTTTGTAGGTACGCGACCTGCTTTAAGGATGCTAAGGTTATGTTCCTTATCCTCAATCTTCTTTTGTAATTTTAAGATAATTTCATCATTCGTTGCCATATTAGTTATCCTCCTTGTTTGTTTCTGGATTATATCCACTTACTTTGTATACTTTTCCTGATTCTAAATACGTTTTAGCATAGTGTGGGTGCATATCCCCTTTGAACTCCTCTTCGAACTCATCTAAAGTTCCGCTCCAGATTTCACTATCGTTCCAGTAGTAATCCTCTGCTGCTTTTGTAACGTAAAACTCATACCCGATAACATCTGCTGCTGTGCGAAGGTACGGAGCTTTATCTCCTCCATACACCTTTCTACGTTTCAATGCGAAAACATAATTATCTCCCCATCTCGGTACATGGAACGTTACTTTAGGATTCCAGTCATCCATCTCAATCAAGTGATTCATACGTTCGAATATCTGCTCATGTGTAATAGGTACGAGCTCTGGAGCACTAAACTTGATAGGTGAATAGTAGAAGCTACTATCTAATAGCTCTTGGTAAGGTGTGAAATCCTCTACAACACCTCTAGGATGTTCCATTAAGAATCGTTTACCTAACGAACCTACCGTAGTGACATAATACGGGAAATCCGAATTATCATAATAAGACTTAGCAGCAAAGAAATGTTTTCTAGCTTTAGAACGTTCTAGCGGTTTGCTGCCGTATTCAAAGAACTTCCCTAAGTAAACGTACTCTCGTTCATCTTTATCTAAGTATGTATAGCCAACCTTTAAGTCCTTTGCTTTTAATGGTTCGTTTTGTGTGATGAATTTTGTATATTCTACAATGTCTGTATAAGCTGGAGAGTCTACAGGTAAGAGTACTAGAGTTTGCCCATCCCATGCGAAGATGAGTTCTCCGATAACACCTTTACCTTTCATGATATCGCAGCAAGCCATAATGTACATCATATTGTCGATTGAGATTTCAAATTCCCATCCGTCAGGATGCCATACACGACAGAATGCTTTACGGTCACTCCAAGATGGGTTACCTCCGCCGCTACGGTTGAATACGAAGCCTTCTGTAGGTAGGTTGTCCATCTCTACAGGCTCGATATCCGTATCACGCCATCCTTCCCAGCTCCTCTCCTTCTTCAACTCCCCTTTATGGTCAAAGTACGTGACATATGCGAGTTTACCAGAGTATGTATCGCTACGGTATTGAAAGCCTACTTTAATTTTATCAGGTAATAGCATTTTAGTTTTCATTAGCTGCCGCCTCCAGTTCTTTGTTCTTATCGCTCAGAAACGCCATACCCTCTTCAAGAGCTCCCATATAGGTTTTCATATCATCGATATAAGCTATTGTAGGGATAACTCTGAAACGGTCTTCTAAATCACTTGTACGAACCTCGACAACTTCTGATTTACCGTTAGAATAAGGGATTGTTAGGATTTTTAATCTAGCACCAAGGTATTCTTGTACAATACCGTGACTAGTATGCCATTTCATACCTTCCCAATCTGCTACTTGTTCCATAATGATAACAGGATTACTTACCATAAATTTAATGCTGTCAAAAACCTGCACAGTAGTTGTTGCATCTTCATTGCTATACTGATACGGTGGTGCTTCCATATTAACTCTCCTCCATTAAAATCAATTTATATGTTGCAATCTTATAGCGCTTCGTATCATCTTTAAATCTTTTGCGTCTATAAGCCTTTGCATCTCCCTTCCTCGTGAAGGTTTTAGATAACCTGATGTTGGGATTGCTCCGATACACAACCGCATATCGGAACTCCTCTAAGTTGTTCATTCTATGTATCTCCTAACTTACTTCTACAACATTATAACCCATAAGTTGTACCTTCTCGATAGGGAATCCTTCATCTAAGTGCATGCAGTATACTTTCTTTCTGATTTCTGGTGATGTAATCGCTAAGGATAAGTTATGCAAAGAGAAGTGTACATTGCCTTCATAGTGAGCTGCACACGTATCTTGGTAAAACTCATCAATGACATCATTGTCCAACATTTCCATAATATAATGAGGGATTCTGTTTGCATCTCCACTATAATAGATGGTTGTACCTAGTCTATCAATCAAGTATCCATAGGTTACTAGCTCGTCCACATGTCGAGTAGGGACAGCCGTTAATCGGATATTACTGTGAGTGAAGCTCATCGTCTCATTATTATCGAATTGATGTAGATGGTAGTAGTCGGTTGTGACTCCCATTAATTGAAGAATCTTACCTAATTTAAGTGTATAAGGTGCATACACATGGATGTCTTTTTCGCCCATCGTACCCATCTTAAAGTAGTTATAGAAAATTAAATCACCTAATGAACCGATATGGTCTGGATGTGTATGTGTGATAATCACTCGCACTCTTTTGAATACATCTAACATCCTAGAAGCTTTTAGCCTATCAAAAATGTTACTGCCGCAATCAATAAGGATTAGCTCCCCTTCATGTACAAAATATGCACTGTTGTTTCCTTCTTCTGTATTAAATGCGCTACCTCTTCCAATAAAACTCAACATGCTCATAATCATTACTCCTTTATTTAGGTGGTATTGTAATGATGTAACACTCATGCTTGTCCATGTTTTCTCTCTACCTATTTACATAATCATTAGCGAACTCTACAGCCGCTACATAGGCATTCTTGAAGCTTTCTAAATTGAATGAACGATACCCGAACTTCTCATCATCGATATGACCTCCACAGTTGTACTCTACATACACACTAATGAAATCTTCACCAACTGCAAGCCAAGCATCATATAGCCCTCCAGTAGAAGCGACATAACACATGTGACCTTCACCTTGCGCTCCACTTCCTACTTTAAATCCTTCTGCAAGTAGAAAATCTGTAATACCTACTCCAATTACTGGTTCTTCTTTACCGTTTAGTCGTGCCTCTATATAACTCATACTCTAACCCCTTTTAAATGTAATATACGCCCACAACATAGCTAACACAGGTACTGCTGCTATAAAACACAATATCCCTAACAACCACTCTGGTATGTAAAATGAGATATTCACGCTGGGAACTCCAAGCTATGGAAATCTGTATCTCCATCGAACAAGAACCATTCAAATCCTTCGTATTCTCCAAACTTATGATTCTCGTATAAAGCGTCTGCTTGCGCCTCATCTTCAACTACTACGAAATACTCATGGACGTCTCCTGACTCATAAGCTTTATACGCATGGAACAGCAGTAACCCGTCGTAATCGATTAAGTTATGTTCAGTCTCCCCGTTATCATCGTATTGTTTGATTTTACTATCTTCCCAAAACTGAGATAGTAACTTATAGCTCACTTCTTTACCTTTAAAGTTATGTACTGCATAACACTTATTACCAAACTCCACTAAACCTTGTAAAAGTAATGACATTTAATTTTCCTCCCTAAATTGTAATTCACTTCTTAAAAGCCATTTACAACCCGCTACCGCGTCTTCTGCGACATCTAGTTGTCCTAGACCTAATTGAATGTTATCTTCATCTAACGCCTCACTAGCACTCTCTAAAGCTATGATAGCTTGTCTTATCTTTTCTTGCATTAATTCCATAAAACTTACTTACCTTCCTTACTATCGCTGATTAGTTTTGTAATCTCAAATACAAGGTTAGAATCTGAATACAATTGTGTTCACCTCCTTCAAGTGACCAACTGATATCCAATCTATGAACATATGGGTAATCTGACACTGAGTCAATATCGATATCGCAAGCTTTAAAGCCTCTCAAGTTATAGTACCTAACCAACTTATTGATATGAGTATTGAAATCAGAATTAGCAAAGTACGGTTTACGGATTTCCGCCATCTTATCCTCGTAATTCATATCCCTAACCTCTGGGAAGAAGTGGTATGTGTCTATTACAATCGTTGACCAAGTTTCCGAAGCTGCGTCAAACATAAGGTCGTCCACTTTACGGACAAGAGCCATAAACGGCTCTCCTAACTTCTGTTCCATCTCTTCAATCTTTCTTTCTTTCGCTCGTTGTACCATACGTCTTAAAAATTCTGGTGACATCTGTTATTCATCCCCTTTGTCTTTATTTCGTTTCTTATTTGCAAAGTGGTTGTATGAAGCTGCACTGATAAGAAAAATCATAACCCAGAACATGAAGTTAACTAATTGAGGAGCTGTAACAACAATGTAGTTACAAATTGATAACGCGCCTATGATAGCAAGCAACGTTACAACAACCTCTTTAACCTTCATCTGTAAAACCTCCTTGTCTTATTAAGTTAACTTCATCTTATCATGTATTTTACATTATGTAAAGGGTTATTTTGAATATTTTCTAAATTTCAATTCCTTTTCTAAGCTTACTCGCCCACGTAGCTATTGTATTCTCTGATACACCTGTTTGACGAGAAATATGTACATATGATAACTTACCTTCTTTTAATAGCTTCTTAGCCTCTTCACGAGCAGCTTTTGTACTTGTATGTCGTGGTGTATCTTTCTTGGTCACGAGTGTATCTTTACCCGTCATAAATGCTCGTAATTTATTTAAAGCTCTCTGTTCTATCTTATACACAGTGTTCTCATGTATCCCTAATTCATCGCATAAATCACTACGCTTTGCATCTTCAAAGTATTTACGAGCGATAATATGCTTTTCATTAGCAGGGAGCTTGTCCACCAACTCTCTTAGGTTGATTCTATCTTCCCAGCTATGTCCATTTAAATCTCCACTAATCGCCTCGCTTACCATAGCAGCGTTACCGCTGTTACTTTTATCAGATGCGATTGTCGTATCCATGCTCAACGCTGCGGATGCTCTTAAGTAGTCCATCGCTTTTGTAGCATCTTCTTCTGAAATATCTAATACACTCGTTATGGTCTCTATAGACTCGTCCATGAGATAGTTCTTCCGTATCCTAATGGATATGTTATAAATATCGTTAGGGACTTTCAAATCCTGTTTGTGTCGTAGCCCTTTTAAAACACGTCCCTTAATGGATTGATACAGATATGTACTGAATTCGTAACCTAACTCTACATTAAATGTTTGGATAGCTTGTACAAACGCTAGAGAGCCTATCTGAAATAAGTCCTCGTTTACGCCTTCTTTGTCGATTGGTGAAACTTGGTGTATGATGTTCCATATCATGTCTTTGTATTGTGCGAATAAATAATCGGAGGCTTCCTCTGAACCTTCCTGAGCTTGTACGATTGAATCGTAATGTTTGATTTTTTCTTTAACTTGTTCCATTTGTTTCTCCTCCTAGTAAGTATCTCTATTAATATATTAACATGACTTTTACTAAAAGTAAAGCATAAAATAAAGAAAAAAGGAGAAGCTTACGCCTCATCCTTAATCTTACGAGTTGTGAATTTTGGTGAACCAAGATTGTAAACTTCTGCCTTCTTGATTGCTTGTACCTCTGATTCGGAGAATGTAGTCTCTTCCATTAAGTTCTTAACTAACTTAGCGGATACACGAACCTCTGAAATCTTCTCAAACAGTTCACGTGGTAATACTTGTTGCAGCATCGCTGTATCGTAATCTGTGTAATCAGAAGTCGAGTTAGAAGCTTTTGCAGTTTGTAGATATACTTCCATATCCTTAAGCCCTGCCAACTTCTTGATACCTTTCTTATCCATATAAGCACGGATTTCCTTTTTAATCTTGTCCGCTACTTTTTTAGCTTCCGATGCTGCTTTATTTGCATCTACAAACTCATCAACCATTTTACGGATTTTATCTTCTTCGTTATCTTCATTTTTAATTACCGTTAGCTCAACAGGTTTAATTTCCTCAAGAGGCGTGATTTTAAGTTCTTCAATGACTGGCTCTGCATTCTTGAATACCTTATGCTGCTCCGTTACATCAAGCCATCCTTCTCCAACAAACGTCTTAACTACTCCATTAAATGTATGTCGCTTACTATATGTAGATGAAGTTCCTTCTGAGTCCGTTAATACAATTCGATTGTCTCGATTCACTTCAACAAATACTACCTCACCAGATACTGCATTCTTTAACATTGCCTTTTGTAATTTTGTTGTTGTCATTTTTTATTCTCTCCTTTTATTTTATTATTAGATAAATAACCCTTGTTCCTCAACCCATTTGTTTGTAAAGTAAAACTTCTCATCAAATCCATAACCTAAAGATTTGTTCATTTCAATCGATTCGTCAATTTCTTTTTCGATTTGACTTAAAGGCTTCCCTGTCAAACGTACACATAACAAGTAAGGGATTGTTCCTCCAAAATCTGTTCGTTTTCTTCCTTCTTCTACTCCATAAATCTCATCTAAAGACTCTCCTAGCTCATGAGCTTTAGCTTGCAACTCTGCCATCGCCTCTGTTACTTTTACATACTCCTCCGTAATTGTTACTGGTACTTTAATTAAATTTGCCTCTTTATTCATTTTACATTCCCCCTCTTAGATTCACCTAACATAATTTTAACAATTCCCTCTGCCGCAATAAGCTTTCTTTCTGTTAATAAGGTACATTCAAACGTTAGAGCTTCTTTATCGTCTTCCGACATATTTGGGTTCGCATTTAGTACCTTCAAAAATATACCTGCTTGCGAATTTAATTCTTTATCAAGTTCTACATACTTATCTAGAAGCTGCGAGATGCTAAATCCTCTAATACTTTCATGAAAATCATGATGTTCCCAACCTGTACGTTGTACTGCCATTATAATTCCCCTCTCTTTGTCTTCACTAACTCTGTTTCGAGTTCTTTTATTTTATCGACAAACCATTGAAGTTCTTGATGACTGACAAGTAAATCTTGAGTGTGTCGTTTTCTGATGACTATCTTGTTGTATTTCCTGTTCGCCTTCTGTGTCTTAGGCAAATCCTTCATGAATATAGTCACTATAGCGCGCCTCTTACTTCACCTAATACCGCTACCTTAGACCAGTCGCCGTATTTCTCGTATTTATCTATAAGGAAATCAATCTCGTCGATAGTTCTATACTCATCAAATTCGATGTGTTCGTAGTCTAAGATAGATAACAACTCTCCTAATACAGAAGTTTTACTCCAATCTCCGTAATCACCATACTTTGTATCCAACTCATCGATTACTTGTCTTACATAATCCATTTGTTTCTCCCCCTTGTTTTATCTTACCTTTATAGTATCACCTATTTTACTTTTTGTCAAACATTATTTTAAGTATTCGATTTGCACTTTATCAATTTCTTTCTTACTTTTATGTACTCGTATGTATAGCGTTCTATCCTGTATGTATGAATCTATTTCGTTAATAGCAGCTTGTCCACTCGTGAATGCTTTAGTTGGAGATACCTGAACCTCTTCTTCATCGTCCTTCTCTGTTTGACGAGTAATTTGTCGCTCATCTAATACATAGTACAGCGTTGGTTTATTGATACCGTATTTGCCCATGATTTCTAGAATAGGAACTTTACGAATGTAGTCATCTACGATATTCTTTTTCTCCCAATCTGTTAACGTGAGCATTCGTGATACGCCTTCGCTGCTGTACTGCGGTAATCGACGTTCTACATTGTTACGTCGTAGAATACGATAAACCCTTCCAGTAGCAATTTTAAACTTTTCTTTAATGTCCTCTACCTTAGCACCATTCTTGTACATCTTAACTACGCCTTGTTCTTGTTCTGGTGTTAAAGGTACTCTAGAGCCTTTAGGCGGCTTCACAATCTTATCGGTCACAACCACCTTTTCTTCCTCAAAATCCGTTAATAGGTTAATAACTTGTCCCATTTAGTTTCCTCCTTTTAGTTATCAGGTTCTCCTTGATAGTTATACAGGTAGCAAAGATATTCTATGATTTTAGGAATATCCTCTCTAGCAATCGGTGCGTTAACATAGTTCATATCGTGATAATTCTGTAACTCAATTAAAAAGTCATCTCCAGCAAGTTTACCATTATAACTGATGTCGATATCGCTATAGTCTGTACCCGTTATGTTTATTTCACGTGCTGCTTTATTAAATACTACTGTCATTATAACTCCTCCTCTCTTTAACTTGTCTTAATCTTATCATGCGTTTTACTTAAAGTCAACACATAAAATAAAAAAAAGAACGAAATTAAATTCGTCCTTTAGATGGTGTGACCACATCCTCTTTATATAGGAAGTTAGGTTCACGTGATAGTTGATATGCGTATGTGTTCGGTGTATTAGGGTCTTTACTTCGGTAGATTCCTATAATGAGAGCTACGTCCTTACCACCCTCCTCTGATACATACTCTACGATATCTCCTATCTTGTATTTATTTGTCTCTAGGAACACGGTATTATCAGTTACTACGTATACGTCTAGTACCGCTAAGTCTAGTAACCCTACATTAAATGTTCTCCAGAATCGTTTCTCATCTTTATCTCTAGCAATATCGTAACTAATCTGTGTAAGTGCGTATCCTCTTACTTCATCACGATTAAGTCTAACGACAACATCTGCTCCTTCAAACTTCTCAAACTCTCGTATAATGATAGTCTTTCCATCTAGAAGAGCTTGTACCCTCTCATCAAGGGTACTCAGTCTCTCGTAGGCTAACTTCTCATAGGAAGTATCTGTAATTGGTATACTCATTTTATCTCTCCTTAAATTCCGAATGCTTGCATAGCTTCTTTGATTTTCTTATCTTCTTCTGTTAAGTCTAAGTTCGCATAGAATTCTTGCTCTGCTGCCTGTAGGTCTGCGAATAGCTGGTCATGTTTGTCTTCTGATACATATTTCATAACCACTTCTGTAAGCGCGGATTCCTTCGCTCTTACCTTAATAGCCATCTCTTTAAGCGCTGATACACTTAAACCGCCTAGAGCATTATTCGTAATCTTCGCTTTAATCTCCATTGCTTTCATTGCTAATGGGATATCTACAATGTCAAACTCTTCTAGACCTCTGAAACCTTTTTGGATAACTTCATCTAAGAACTCGATATCATTGAATACTTTATTTACTGTATCAACTGCTCCGATAGGATTAGCTGCTGCTGTTTGTTGTTCATTAAATAGTTCTACACGTTTCTCAGATATGTATGTAACGTTATCTTTTGCACGTTTATCTAGTAAAGTAATTAATGGAACGCCTAGCTCAATCGCTTCCTCACGTTTCTTCTTATAGTTTGTTAAAGAAGATTTAGAGATTGAGAAGTCTTGCTCCTTACAGAATTCGATAATATATTCATATGTTTTACCTTCGTCAAGCATGTTATCTACCTTTGTACATAACTTCTTATTCTTATAAAGCTGTACTAACACGCTTCCTGCTACTAATTGTTTTTTATCTTTACTCATTTGTTCGTCCTCTTTTCTAATAGTTTTAGTTTTACGTATATCTTGCATAGGGGATTTCTCATTAAAAACATTGATTTAATGGGCTTTTTACCTTCTATGTATAATATAGTAAATGCAACCTACTTTTCCGAATTTTCATGAAAAATGTCCATTTATTCTCTAGGTTGTGTACTTTTTAGAATCGAGGTTATTCTATATTTCTTGTACAAAAACAAACCGTTTAAGATAATCGTAAACAAAAGCGTTTTAACCAAAACAAAAAACCCCACAAGATAGTAGAGCTTTTTGTAATTAAAAAAGTATTTAAAATACCTAAAATCATTAAATTTCGATAAAGATTTCTAATTCATCATCAGAAGCACCGTTGAAAGCGATTCTACGAGTATTATCAGTATCTTGTAAATCTACTGTCGCACTAGCGCAATCAAAGAACCTATTTGCCACAAAAATCTCTGATTCGTCACCTGCTAGATAGATTCCTGATGGAGTACTAAAGATTTTAATCATTTCGTTATTTGTAGAGACTACGCTATGCCCGTACGCATGATGATATACCGCCCCTGTAATGGCTTTACCTAATACGTTATCGTTCTCTAGTAATCGAATAACCTTTAACATCTCTCCACCTAACATATTTGATTCTTCTTTATTCGCAAAATCTGACAAAATTGTTAGCTGACCTTCATATCCGAATAATAGTTTAATCGTTTGTTCAAAGAATGCATCTTCGTCTAATACAATCTTATGTGTTACTGCTGCAAGTGTGTAGACTTTATTTAGAATCTCAATCTCCTCAAAAGTAACACTAGGTTCTTTCATTTTTAAGAATACATCGGCTGTAAACAAGCTATAGTTCTCCGAGATTCGTTCCTCTAAATTAGGTTTATCCCATACTTCTCCATCAGCAATGTATCCCATTACGTCTCCAGCATCGTTAAGAGCTAATACTTCTAGTGTATTTTCAAGTTCTGGGAGGGTGTTATACTCTAGTCGCATAAAGAATCCAATTTCTAAGGAGTCTTCTGTTACTTGTAATCTATCACTCATTACATGAGCACGTGCTAGTGGGTTACTAGAGAAGAAATCATTCGTATAAGTAACACCGATAATCTTTCTTTCCTCGCTTTGAATCAAACTATCTAACTGCGCTAACCCACTATTTACTATTTCTGTAGATTTTTCTGTTGTCATGTGCAATCTCTCCTTTTGATTTCTGTTTAAATGTCGTATTCTTCTTATAGTGTTCAGTCTTTTTCTTATCTTTTAGGACTCTCTCTTGAAATATGTATAGTAAACTACGAGACTTGTAGCTGCGCTGAACACGAATACTCATCTTACCTACCACGCTTGTACCTATTTTAACATAGAACACTTCATCAAGGCAAGTTAAAGTTACAACTTCTCCATTCCTTTTACCTTCTAATTGAATCATCTCTCTGGGAGTGTTCATATGTTTTGATAATAGGTCTAATGCGTATGTTTCTTTTAGCTCTATATCCTTCTCAGTGACGTTATCATACATCTCTACGAAAGATGGTCTAAACTTACCTGTTGTCTTCTTAAGGGCATTAGCATGGGCGTCAGCACCGTTATTATTAAGCCCTGACGTTCCCCTTGCTCCATGTCCTCGTGATACTGAGCGCTTTGTTGTACTATCTTTCATTAATAAACTCCATCCTATTTACATCTTTTATTGTTATCTCAGGATGTCTACGTAATGCCACTAACAAATCTCCCCATTGTCTAGCACACTCGTCACACTCAATAGGGTTGTCTACATTCTGTATAATAAGTGTCATGTCAGGGTATTCTTCCCACATCTGGTTAGCATGGTATCTACATAGTTTTTGGTTTTGGATTAACTTCATTAGTACTCTTCTCCCATTTCGTCTAACTTCTCGGAAAGTCTATTAATCTCCACATGAATCTCATCGATTTCATCAAAGTAAACCTCTATTTTTCGTCTTATCTCCTCAGCAGTCATATTACCAAGCCTCCGATGATGCGATTACGAATGGCTCTTCAAAGATGTGGTCACGTAATACATACCAGAACGGCACTCTAACTACTTTATCTGAATATACTTCTGCTAGTTCGAAATTATACATCTGGATATCACGTAAAGGTACTTCGTCGATACCTAAGCACATTGTATCCGTTAGTGGTACTTCACCTTCATAGTATTCATTAAAGTCTTCAACACCTGCTGTGTCACCTTCATATACTCCTAGAATCTCTTCCATGTAGTATTTTTTAGCAGAACCTTCGCAACGAGCAGCTACCCAATCACAATCGTTAACTTTATACACGTTAACTGGTAGTTTAAGATAACGTTCTTCAATATGGAATCCTAAAGTTTCTAACTGTTTCTTTAACTTCTCTACTTTAATGAAGTTGTACTCGTAGTTATCTAAATCTCCGTATTGTGTTCCAAAAACCTCTACCATTAAGTAATCATCGTTACCTGTACCAGTAACACGAACTTTATCCCCTTTATCTGGTAAATCTACATTTGCCATAATCTTCGCTATTGATTCAACAAATTCACTAGCCATATTATTCCTCTCCTTTAAAATGATAATAGTTTATAATTCATTAACGCTTCAAATACTTTCGTAGGTATAACATCTCTATACTCATGAGCAAAGCGTTTCACTTCTTCTTCCTTACCTAAAACGTATGCCTTGCTCGCTTCTTCTGGAGTATCGAAAGTACCTAACCACTTTTTCGTACCATTAACCCTGACCTGTGCTATAAATTTACCGTGATGACGGACAACACCTACGGGTAAATCTCCTCGTCTACTTTCATTCGTTATTAATAGTTTATTTATCCTAGAAGGTAAAAGTAGACAGGTATCTTTAGAGTATACTTTACTACCCTTACCTAATAAGTCTTTATCTAGCTCTAATCTATCATTTCCCACAAAATACACATTAGTTTTATACCAATTAGCGAAGTTTTGGTAGTTATGCCACTCAGAGTCAACTACACAACTAGTATAAGACTTTTGACGTTCTTTAGTACCGTCATCATAGCATCTCGTGAGCATACCTCTCCAATGTTTGTACACTTCTGGGTTTATGTTATCCCCTTCTCCTATATAACCTACACCTGATACACTTCTATCATACACACTTTTAATCGCACCTCTTTGGAACTGCTGCCATGTACCCGTAGCTACGTAACCATCCTCAAATCTAACCGTCACGTTCTGATAGTCTTTATATTCGATTACAGTCATCTTAGAGCCATAGTTATTAGTACCTACTTGTCCCACCCTATCAGCGGGGTTTATAATCTTACCTATACTGCTCATCTCCTTTAAAGTGGTGATATTGAAGGCTCTTCTCAGGGTGAAGCTTCTTATTTATGTAAATGTTGCACAATAGATGGTTTGCTTTATGTTCTCCTAACCTATCAACGATTGTCTTAGCTATCTGAGGCTTCTTCATCCGTTTACTTACAGATGACTGAACAAGTAAACCATTCATGCCTACAGCACCTCGACTATCTGCCTTTGCTACACTAAGCCCTTTCTCTTCTAACGTACTAACTTGTCTTTTAAATGAACCTGCAATATTTAATAGTTCTTCTCTCCAGAATAAACTCATATAGGCTGTTACTACGCTTTTAGTAGGAGACTTTGTAGCTACTTGATAGACACCTAGAATAGGCTCTCCTTTAAACTCTGTATAGGCAATGATACCTACTCCTGCATGATTATAGTTATGTAAAATATCTTCTACCTTGTCCACATGCCTGTCCTCACAAAGAACATACACATAATCACATACTTTGCTATAAGACTTAAGCTGCTTGTTCAATCGCTTTGTACTATCTCGCTCGGTCTTAATTTCTACGCCTATGATATTACCATCACTAGTAAAGATTAAACAGTCTGCGATTACACTATTTACATCTAAACCTTTTTCAAATAGTACTGCGGATTGTGTATTTTTATCCTTGATGAATACATGTTTCTTCTCAAGGATGAGCTGCTTAATATCCTCTTCGTAAAACTTAATTGTCATTTTACCCCTTCTTCCGTACCGTAGTGCAACCCTTCCGCGAAGTCGAAGTCACTATCAACCTTTCTATCCCAGTCGATTTTGTTAGCTAATTTACGTAGAGCATCTTTATAACCACCAGCTCGTACAGTTGCATGGAACAGTAATCCGTAATTACCTTTATCACTCTTATGAGCAATAGGAATTGGAACATCTGGGTAGATATCATACTCCATGTACGACTCTTCTTTACCGAATAATGTCTGTCGCTCCTTTACCTCTACTTGAAAGATATCTGCGTAGTACTTACCTTCATCCAGAAAGATAAACCCTCTGAATGGATGGTGGTTGTACACCTTTCGTTTCTTTTTAAAATTGAATAAGTCCTTTAAGAATTGCATATCATGTCCTCCTCTAATTCTTTGAAAATAGTTTTTATAGCTACTAGTGATAAGTTATGTCGTTCTGCTACTTCTATCATCCAGTCAAAACTAGGCTGTTCACCAGTTCTTTCTAGATAAGCAATACCGTTTCTTAACTGTGCTTTCAAGATAGCATTCATGTATTATCACCTCCTATTAGTATACTATCATCTATTTTACTTTATGTCAAATGGTTCTACCAAGAAATTATATTTATTTTAGAACATCTTGTACACTTTTCTTTAGTTAGGATTACAGTTGTACTTTTATACGAATCTATTAACTTCCATTTATGAATACCTAATAAACATCTCAGACTCATCGTAATCACTCCAAATTTTTATAGTATCTTGATAAAGGATTGTTTGTGTCATCGTTATCCCCTGTTAAATCGTAGAAGTCACTCTTCTGTTCTTGCTCTTTAATGATAGCTTTGATAATTGATTCTACTGGTACTGAAAAATCTCCGAACCAGTGGATGTCATCAAGAGCTACAAACACCCCTGTATTCTCTCCTCGAACCATAACAAGCTCGCCAGCTTTGGGTTTTAGCTCATCTTTCTCTCGTTCATAGAATCCTGCTCCACGTCTCCCACTTAATGTAGAGTTGCCTAGAACAACAGGAGCTACAAATAACGGCGGTTCTTCAACCCATTTCTCGTTATACTTAGCTCGTACCATTTTATTTGCGATACGACCTAGCAGAGTTGTCGTGCTAAACCTATTTAGATGCTCTTTCACGCGCTTTGCTTTCTTTTTAGGTTGTAACCCCTGCCCCTTAGGATGAGGCGTGTGAACGTCATATACGACCGCGTAAATCACATTATTAGGTTCTTTAACCAATTCGACAATGTAATGGGGCTCACCATCGGCAGATAAGCACCCACGCTTATAGTATGTAATATTTTTGTTTGATAGATTAAAAATATCATTTGTACTTTCTTTAATTTCCATAGTTACCTCCTACATCCATCCGTCATTGTATCTATACAGACACGAATCTGATGTTATCTCCTCCACTATACACATAGAAGCTCCGTGTAAGTCAAGGATTGTTTGCACTTCTTCTGCTGTAGGTTTTCGCATAAGCTCTATGAAATCCTCACCCATTTCTGCTTGCGACGGGCTATCTCCAAATTTAATTTTATATTTCGACTTAATCTCTCGGTCTTCTACTATAGCTTCTTTAATATCAGTTTCCATACCTATCTCCCCTTTCAAATTATACTTTAAGTATAATATAGCATTTATAAAAAGTCAACAAAAAAGAGAAGATTTTACTCTTCTCCGATTTCTTGCAGCAATTCTTGTTTCACTTTTTTCTCTGTGGCTTTAACAATACTGCCCCAGTAACCGTACATTACTAGGTATGCTACAATGTTTCTTAAAATAGTCACTAAGATTACCGCACCGATTGTGACGAACACATTTAGCGATAAGTCTACAACAGTATCTAGTGCTGCGATAACTAAGAATGAGGTAAGTGCTTCAACAATAAACGAAAGCACTACTCCTATCGCACTACGCGTTGTTAGTGGTGTTTCACCCTTCTCTTCAATCTCTTTAACATTATCGATTAGCCCTTTAATATTCCAGAAGTAGATTACTAATAGCTGCGCTAATACAAAGTAAAATAGTAATAGGTAATCATGTGATAAACTCATGAATGTCCTCCTTTAATTTTTATATCTCGTTGTATCGATAGTTACTCTTGTTATCTCTACCTCAGATAACTCAGCAGACTCCATTAAGTCTTCGATAGTTTCTGTAGCCAGTTCTCGCACCAACTTAAGATGGATATCAGCATCATCGACCTTAGAATCGTGAGGCTTTAACCATGCATTGAAATTGATAACTTTGCAATAGTCCTCAGTTACTGCTATAGCGTCAAGACTCTCATCTGCTTTACCTGCTGTCTCTGCATGTAACGAGATGTCAATAAAATCATCTTTCCCAGTAAGGTCAATAAAATCGTCTTTTTCAGTTGGTGGGTCTACAGCTAGTCTATAAGGGTAGTTCTCATTATCAGTATATAGTGAAGGTAATCCCATAGGTGCGGGTTGATAATTCGGATGTTGCGCCATTATAATTTCCTCCTTTAGGAGAGACTATGCAATCTCTCCGTTTTCTCCTAAGATTAATGGTGTTAATTCTTTCGTATGTCGTCCTCTCGTAAGCACGATAGCCATCTGAGCAGGACTTGTAATCGGACAATTCAAGCTGCGGCTATAATCATTCTCTCCTACAGTTGAACCTACTTGCGTATGTAATCGAGAGTAAGACTCTTGTACAATCTCTGTCGAGTGTAAGTGACCAGATAATAGGATTGAAATTTCAATACCATCCTTCATGTACACTGGAATCTTCTCTTTACCTTTAGGCATCTTATCTCCGTGAACACCTACAATACGATGACCTACTACATCAATATCGAATCTATCCATATCTTCGCGGTTGTCGTGTAATGTAACGTTTGGAAGTTGCCCTAAGGTCTCTTGTAGCATGAACAAGTTATCTAGTACGATATACTCTACGTTATTATTATGTAAGTTGTCGTTTTTATTCTGGAAGAATCGCGAGTGATTCCCCGTAATCATACTAAAGTGAACATGTTGTTTCTCTGATAGCTTAAGGAGCATTTCCGTAATCAGTTTTAAAGATTTAGAAATCTGCGCTGCCATATGGAACTCTAAATCGAATGATTGTGTATTACGCATAACTTGGTTCTCAATTAAATCTCCTAAGAACACGACATGGACTTCTTCGAACGTACGCTCGTCCATCTGCTCTAGAGCCCAATCCACAATAGAGTTTACGGATGTAGCTAATCTCTCGAAATTATAGTTACCTGTTCGAGAACCGAAGGTCTCTAGTCCTACGTGCCAATCCGAGAAGGCAATGATTAAAGCTTTACCGTTGCGAACTCCTTGAATCTTCTGCCCCACTTTAAGATACTTAGGTGTTGGTAAATCTTTTAGCTCTTCTGCTAATGACTCTTTCAAGTCCTCCATTAATATCTTAAGAGCCGTACCATCTCTTTGCAGCTTTCTAAACTCGCGTAAGAACTCCATAGAGCCTTGTTTCTCCATGATATAAGGTGTTACCATTGAGAATACATCAGCCTCTTTCACAGCAGTCTCAGGTGTGATAGGCTGTACATCATCTAATGTTAGTTTCCCCTCTAGTGCCATGTGGTATGCTGTTGATAGTAATGTATCACTATTAATCTCTTCTGCTAGGCTCTTAATCTCATCCATCGTAACAGAGTCATAACCGTAGCCTTTGATTAACTTATTAAAGTCTGCTTTAGAAATCTTCTGGTTCTCTCGTTTCAAATAACCCATGACTACTGCTGCCGTACCTGCGTAGCCCTCAATCTTTAATTCATTTGCCAAATTAACGTCTTCCTCTCTCTAGTAGTGTTTTAACCATTTGCGTGATTTAAAGCTTCCATCATACTCTTACTCATTAAGTCGTTGTATTTAATTGGAACAAATAGGTTACCAACTTTCTCTTTACCTGTACGCTCTCCTGTGATACTCTGAATAAAGTCATCAGCACGTACACCTTTAGTACGAATAGAGAACATGTCGTTTCCGTTTGTTGTTCTACCCACACAAGCGACTACAGGGATTCCGTATGAATTCATTTCTAGTAATCTATTTGCTACTTCGTTTACGTGCTGCTCTGCATATGTAGTACGAACCATACACTCTACTCCGCCAATACGACTACGGAATGTAATGGCTTGTTTCAATTTGTCTTCTATGTATTCTTCCATCATCATAAGCTGCCCTGCAATAGCATGCTGCTGCTCTTTCACTACAGAATTTACAGTTTTCCCTTTTAATAGATGCGGTAAGTACTTACCATGAGCGTTATGTAAAGATTTCAAAATCTTCGTAATTTTATTATCGTACCACGTCCAGTTATGATAATCATTTGCAGCCTCTGCTAACGCTTCTGCCTTCTTGGAGTAGTTACCGTTATTCGCGATAGCTGTTAACACATTCGCTGTCTGTAATACTTGAAGTACTGTAGCTGCTGATGCTTTATCTTCTTCTACTAACGATACAACATGCTCATAAGGTAGTGGTTCACCAAATGTTGCAACATGTAATACATTCGTAAAAGGGTTGTCCAACTCAATAGCTAGTTCTGCTGGTAGATTACCGCCCATATAAGCGCATCCCATGATGATAATGTTCTTATAACCTTTAAACTGTTCGACATTACGGAAATCTAAATACTTAACGTATTCGACTTCTACATCGAAACCTGTAATCCCTAGAAAAGGCTCTGCACCATCATCTTTAGGTGTACATAGAATCTCTTCTAACATAGCAACGCCTACAACGTTCTCAAAAGAACCTGTAGTAAACACTTTTACTATCTCTTTTTCCATCAAAAATCCTCCTCATATTCTTTGTAACCTACAATCCCAAGTTCCCCATTCGTATCGACCTCGTATAACTTACCGCTTGTCCATTCTTCGTAAAGAACTTCTATGTATTGTGGCATTAAAGGCTGTACAATTTGCGATGCTACGCTCTCTAAGAAGATACCAATCTCACCTGCATAGTTCTTTAAGCTGCATGCAAATGTCCAGTAACCTGTCTTCTCATTAAAACTATGTTCAAACCCATTATGTATTGTTTTTACGTGTGTGTCATCGTCCCACGAAGCCCAAGACTCAGGCATATAGCATATCGAACCATGCGGTATAAATGTGTTTCTATCCTTGTGAGCAAACGCTGCTAAGAACGGATACTCTGGAACGAAATCCTCCCAATCTTCCATGCCATATTCATGAACCTTCTTAATTAGGTCTCTGTACTCTGGTTTTACATAGACTTTCATACGAAGACCTGTGTAGTTTCCCATGCATTCTCCTCCTTTTATTAAGTATATAAAAATAATAACATATAAAACTAGTAAAGTCAACCAATTTTACATAAAAAAATAGAAGGCTTTTAGACCTTCTATCTTAGTAGTTTATTAGCCTCCTACTGGAGGTGTTGGAGTACCTAAGTCCAGTAACTCTTCTCCACCTAAGCGGAAGTCGTTTACTCCTAGAGAATACTCTGTATTTGCGAATTGTAAGAATGCGATTAAGATTTCTCGGTCTAACGCTTCTGCTTTGATACCTGTAACTGTATCGAAACCTCGACCTTGGTAACCATCACGGTATGTAGGGTGATTGCGTCCGACTGTGTATACAATCTCTGTACCTTTAGCACGGATGATAGGTCGGTCTTTCACTTCTACTAGACCTTTACCACCTTCACCGACCTCTACAGGAACGACATGCTTACCGCCATCAGCAGCAATAACCTTGAATAATACTTTACCTTGTGCTAGATTTACAGTATCTTCACGTGATGGTAAGTACCCTTCTGAGTGAACATAAGTTGCTAAGTAGTCACCCTCATTTAGTGTAATCGTTGCTTGTTTCAAAACTTCTGATAATAATTTAGCCATTATTTAGTCTCCTTATCGTTTGTAATTTGCTCTGCTACATGAGCCTTAATACGGGCTTGCTTTGTGACGTTGTTGTTCTTCCAAGCCATGTGACCTGCTGATACAAGTAACAGGATTGCTGAGAATACTTCATACAGCATGTTTTGGTCTACATCCCAGTTCAATGCATGACCTAACATAGCTGAGATAGCATTCACAATCGCTACTAGGAACACAACAAAGCGCACTAATGTACCTGCGGTAATTGCAGGTGCTTCCTCTGGTACGAATACCGTTTGTTCTTTATGGTTTTGATTATCCATATTATCCACCTCTCATAGTTTTCTGTATATAATATAGCAGTTCGTAGAGGTATTTCTTAATCTTCGTCTGGTGTTAACTCCACAGAGTATATATGAGCGCAGCCATGATACGAATCTATCGCATCCTCTATGACATTCTTCACATCATTTTCGTTCATACTATCTACATCAAACCACACATCCAAAACTACTTTAGCGTTCATCGAGAACCTCCACTCTATTTACTGAGAGGCTGGTATTGGTATACTCATCGGCTACGTCTAGTAACCAATCCTCTACCAGCTCCTCTTTAGTTGATTTGTTTAAATAAAAATCATCAGGGAGATTATCAAATTCGATATCCATTTCTACTATTACCTTCATCGATTTCTCCTTTCCAGAGATTCATGCAATCTAGTACGTAGTAACTCTTTTAAATCCGCAATCTTCTCTTGGATTGTTAGAGCCGCCACACCTTCTTTTGCATATCTACTGTACAGAATCTTTTCTATGTAGTTATCTTTTTGCTCACTGATAAGCAGGTACAGGATATCCCTATCTATCTCGTCCAGATGTACACCGTATAGTACATACTCAAGGACTTCATAGTAGTCTAGTTCAATATCGTGTGCTTCTTCTTCCTCGATTAAGTTCGCTACATCCACATCTTTTCTTGTAACAAATACGCGGTTCTTATCTCGGTAGTTGTTCTTGATAAAGCTGTTCTTTACTCGTAGCTTGAGTTTATTCTTAATGTAGTAAGGGAAATCAACCTCACCATTGATATGATATTCTTTTACCAATCGTACGAAATGCTCTGATATGTAACTCCATAATTCCTTTCGAGTAGCTTCATCGGAGATGTATCCTTTAAACTCGTTATACACGGCTACACGAAGGTTTTTGTATTGGTGAAACAATTGGTCTGTATCACGCGATAGGACGCCTGTAGTGGCTTCTACGTTCTTTAAAAACCTATTCCCATTTAATGTACGTTGTTCTTCTTGTTCTAATTTTCTACCCAATCGGATTCATACCCTTCACTATCGTCTTCACGCCTACCCTTTTACAAAGGATGTCAGAGTAATGGATTGTATAAGGTACTTTCACCTCTTCACCGTCGTAGTAACAAGTAGAATACCCCTTAGCCCATCGGTCGTATGATTCCTCTAAGATAACCATAGACGTTTGAACACTGTACGCATCTTTAATTTCTAGAATGATAGGCTTACCATCCTTAATAATCTTATCGATACGCTCTTTCACGACATTGTAAGATAACGGAGCTGTATCCTCCTCCACTACTGTGCGTACTCTGTAACAGTCTAACGCTTCACTGATGACATCCGCTCTTGTCTGCTTTTGCTGCATCAACAATCCCCCTATATGTAATAAAGGAAGAGGAATTAACCTCTCCCTCCTAATCTAGTAACTCGTCTAACGACTCCGCTTTCTGGATATTTACAATTGACGTATCGTCTTCTGCTACCTCAGCAGGGTCAAATACTTGGTCGAGCCATCCATCTAGTGGTAATGTTTCATTTCGTAACGCTGGGTAAATAGCTCCATCGTATTCAATCTCGATTAAGCGGTTTAATAGCTCTTGACGAACCCTATTACCTTCCTCATCATCGCGCATCCAATCAAGGAAATTTTGCTCTACCTTCTTATGCTCGATACCAGCTAGGTCTTTGTACACATAGCTTTGACCTGACTTGCTTGCAATCTTCTCATCAATAGCCATGTTGATTAAGTTGTACTCGTAGTCCACACCAGTGTCCGCTAATAAGTAAGTTGTGACCTCTTGCATTGGTCGGCAAGTCTTATTCTTATTTGTTTTCACTTTCATGTGATGCCCTAAGTGTTCTTTCTGACCTTTGATAGTCTTTGTGATTGCAGAACTTTTCTTGATTAATAGACGAATAGATGCAGCATGCTCCCAAGCTTTACCCCCTGGCACTTTTACTTGAGCGAACATTGGGTTACCACCGATATCGTCACGTACTTGGTTAATCCCTACGAATAGAGATTTAGTTTGTGAAATTAATGGTGCGACCTTTGTAACGAACTGTGTAATAGCCTTTGCACGAGCTCCTACATTCTGTTCACCGAAGTCTTTCGCTAACTCTACCATAGAAGGGGTTTGTCCAACAGAGTCCCATACGTAGACAACAGGTTTGTCAGGGAACTTAGCTTTAAATAGCTCTAATGTCTTCTCAATCGTCTCGCCTACTTCTTCTACTGTTAACGCTGTACCTTTTGTAATGTCAGGCTGCTTAACGATTACTTTTCTTGTATCGATTCCTAACTGTGCTAGTCGATACTTATCACTTGTACCCTCTACGTCAATCAGAACACAGATACACCCTAAGTGAGTTGCTACGCGCATGATATGATGAGATAATGTGGATTTACCACCTGATGGCACACCTGCTACCTCAATCATACGACCGAACGGTAATCCTCCACCTAAGATTCTATCTAATCGCGGGATAAACATTGGCAGTCTATCTTTGATTTCTGCATAGTCAGAGTCTTGTAATAAGACTAAACCAGAATCAATATCTGTCAATACCGATAAATCAAAATCCACATCGTTTGTTTTAACTGCTTTTACCATATGTATGTATTCCTCCTAATGTTTTCATATCGAACCCCTTAAGGGGAGAGACTAGGTTACTAGTCTCTATTAGATTCCTAACTCTTGGTCGATAAGAGAGTTAATGTCAGCTAAACCATTGCTGTTTGTAGGTAATGATGATAAATCAGGTTCAGTTGTATTAACTCCTCCGTTAACCTCTAAATTAGTCTCGATATTGAAATCAAGAGGGTCTGGCTCAAACTGTGGCGTTTGATTTACGGGTACTGACTGTTGCGCTGGAACTTGGTTCACAGGTTGTTGTGGTGCTTGATATGTAGGTTGTTCTGGTGCTTGTCCAGTTGTCATAGGCGCTACATAAGCTCCTGTAGTCAGTGGTGCTACCTGTTGTTGATTCACTGGCTGTTGGTATTGCGGTTGTTGCTGCGTCATACCTGTCGGCATGTTAATTACAGGCTGCTGTTGTTGCTGTTGTTGATACGGTGGAACGTTATGTAAGTTTTGGCTGTACACAGGTTGTTGTGTTTGCGGTTGTTGCTGCACGAATGGATTACCTTGGTTTGGTACTTGTAACTGTCCTTGAGCTGCGTAAGGATTTCCTACCGCTTGAGTTTGCGGTGCTGCTGGAGCTGCATTTCCGTTACTCGTTTTACCTTCTAAGATATTTACGAATGTTTCAACCCATAAGTACCCATTCTCAAGTCGTTCAGTTGGTACGCAATGTGCATGTAAGTCTTCTAACTGAGTTTCCCAACCTTGTCCTAATGGTGGTAAGAAATCTTGATAGATTGTTACAGGGTATTCCATTTGACCTTTAGCTGGCTTCTTGATTAATACTGGAGAGCCTTGGTTCGGGTCAATGAATGATAACTCACGTTGTCGTGCTAAACGTTTATCACCAAACGCGTTGATGATTGTTTTGTAAGCAGAGTGTGGGATATCGAATAATCGTACAATTAAGTTGCCTTGTTGGTCTCGTTCATGGAAGAAGTTACCTTGTTGGTCTTCGAATACTTGTACAACGTTAGCTGTGTAGTATTGTTTTGGTTTTTGTTGTCCCCCGAAACCTGTAGGAATCATACCTTTTTCAGACCACTCAGCGATTTTATTCTCTAATAGAGAACCTTCGTTCGGATGCCCATCTAACGTGAAGTTAGAGTTAATTTTCTTACCTTTAGATGTTGTTGCAGATAAGAAGATTTTACGGTTATGTACTGCGAATCCACTTACTAAATCAGCGGATGGTAAAATTTGAACGAATACTTCTTTTACATCTTTGTTGAAGAATAGGCGTTTGTGCTTAGACGCTGGATAAACAACTCTAGGATTATCACTACCTCCTTGTGATTCTAATTCCTTACGTTGTTGTTCGATAATTTCAGCAAAATTCATATATTATATTGCCTCCTAATTTTTGTTTGTTTTTATTATGTAGTAATATTAACGAGCTATTAGCTCCTTGTATCGTCGCATTAGCGGCTTGTCCAGTTAACTTGCTGTTTGTGAGTTGATTACGTTTCATTCCTTTCTCGCCTTCGTTAGGCATTGCATGGTTTCCTTTAGTCATCGTTCTCTCCTCCTCTTGTTTAGTACTCTATTAGTATACCATTATTCTAATAGAAAGTCAACGGAATTTTTAAAATATTTTAAAAACTTTTTTATTCCATAGGAACGGTATTATTGAATGNCTTCTTCTTATACCACGATGTTATCTTACACATACCGCGTTCCGANGGAGGAATATACTCTTGTTTGTTATCCTCCATTGTATAGATAGCGTCTTGACCTCCAGAAGAGATGTCTCGCGCTACAACTGCATGTACAATGTGAGGGAACATAACCTCATCAAATCCGTCTAAACCTTTTATGTATACTTTGTCGCCTACTTCTGTATTAGCTGCATTACCTTTAATGAATCGTTCAGATAGCCATTCTAAGTCTAAACCAAACATATATACCCTCCTTTATTTTTTACCACTATCAAAAGTCAGTTTCCATTGGAAGTACCCGATATCAGAGTGTGTTACTTCTAAGAACGTGTGATAACGGTAACGCTCTAAAGCAACTATACCCGTAATGACACCACCTACTAGCACAAGGATTCCGACAATAACTAGAAAGTTAAATAACTTCTGGCTCATACTAACTCAATCTCTCCTTCCAGTGTAAAGATGTATCTACCTTCTGGACTCATAGCCACTAATACTCCTTCTACGTTACCTTCAATAAACCAGAAAGAGTAGTATTTATCTTTAAAGTGTACAGGTTCTAAAACTTCTAAAGAATCACGCAATTCCGCATATGCGGGGCTATTATACAAATCTTTTATATATGAAATCATTTAGTAGCCTCCTACTTGCGGCTGCACTTTATGAGAGTAATCACCGATTTCACTCTTAGAGCCCGCTCCGTGACCGTATGACCAGTCATTAGCTACTTGTTTACCATATGATTGAATCATGTCTTTCCGTTGCTCAAAGGCTTTTACGATACGTTGTACACGACCTATGATGTGGTCATAATGAATGCATCGTTGCCTTTGTGTGATATATTCGTCTTGCTGTTTTATGTATGCATCTACTTGGTCTTTCGTTGGCTTACCATCGTTCTTTTTGATATGTGCTCTTGCATCTCCGTCTAGTCCAGCTACAATCTTCTCTAGTTTTAAATCCTCTAGTTCTTGATAGTATCGTAGCTTCTCTAATAGAGATGACCAATATATGTATTTCGATGGCTGCTCTAGCATTTCCTGCTGGAGAATGCTCTCATTAATCTTTAATTCTTGTTTTAAGTTATACTGCTGATACTGACCGTTCTCATCGATAAGTCGTAACGTATCAAAATCCAAGTTGTCTACCTTAATATCCATCTGCTACCTCCTATTCTACCTCTGGCTCTGTTACCTCTTCTAAATCATACGCAAGGAAATTCCAAAAAGCATCAGCGTCACCTAATACGACGTCATTATCCCCATCGATAAATACAGTTTCGACAGTTAAATTCCAAGGATGGTCTGTACCTAAATGTATTTCTGAGCTATCTGTAGCCCCGCGTTTCCTAGCTTCTTTCAATAAAACTTCTAAGTCATCAAGTCTCATAGGTAAGCCTCCCCCGAAATAAACACCTCACGTATATTAAATTCTTCTGCTGTAGGATATGTATCTTGGATGATAATGCTATCATCGTCTCTATCGAACATCACGACGTCTGCAATCTCCTCGTAGGGAGTTGACGAGTACGAAATGATTCTCGTCTCATCTGTAGCACCTGCCGCACGTATATTCGCAATAAATTCTTCAAACTCTCGTAAATTCATGTTTTCCCTCCTTAATAGAAATAGAGAAGATTTCTCTTCCCTATAATTCTACTATATTTGTTATAGTCTGTCAACTACTTTTTGTAAAACAAGTTTATATTCGTTCTTAGGAAAGTGCTGCAAAGAAGTGTTAAGTCTCTTCTCTAAACTACGAATCATCTCATCGATAGACTCCCATTGACCATTGGCTAAAGTGTAGCTGTCAGCTCCAAGTAACATGTATTGTTTAGAGCCTAAATCTGATAAAGGTATATGTACAATGGTGTATATGTAATTGTCGATACAGATAATATCTCCTATTTCGTACGTTTTTTGTTTATTTACAACCTTACTAACATCAATTCTCAATGTTCATTCCCTCCAATTCTTTGATAACTTCCATGTGGTATGAATCCGTAGGTACAAATGACCAGTTTTCTTCTCCTACAGGAGAGTACATATAACAAAGCAAAGCAAACATATACTTAAACCCATTAACCTCGTACTCAATTCCAGATTCCATTACTTTTGCACCTCCGTAAGTGTTGCGAATTTAGCAATAGTCTCTAGCGTTACCCATGTCATAGTTTTAATACCAGAGTACGGATGAGTATACGATACCTCCATTAGGTAATTGTCGTAATCTATATACGCAACTTCGACTGGTACTGGTGTTTCGTTACCGTCGTCTATAAATGATATATTTTTTAAAGGCATTTCAATATCGTATTTATCATCTAGCATGTTCATGTATCGTACAAGCTGCTGTGTAGCCTGTCTCTCTGCATTTAGATAAAAAGTGATATTATCTCTTAAAGCTTCTGTTCCCGTCATACTAGCGCCTCCTCTTTATCTGTAGTAACTACCCAATCACCTAGTAAACTAGTCGGTGTTGAACCCACTTCTGTGAAAATAAACTCATGATGCGAGTACCAGTTCACTTCTTTTTCTAATATGTAACTCTTACCGTAAAAATTGTACACAACATCTTTATGAAAATCAGCGAACCCTTTACCCGTAATCTCAACCATGTCATCTGAACTAAACACCCTAAAACGGTAGCACTCATCTAAGTCACTATAGAACCTTACAACATGTAACATTATTTGACCTCCTCAATTAGCTTGTCCAAAATTTTATTAATCTCGTAAGTGTCTCTCATGGCTAACCCGAATACAGGTTTTCGTTGCAGCTCATAGTTACCTTCTTTTTTATTCCCGTTCTCATTCGTTGCTGTGATAGTAAACTTCCAATCTTCTTTAAAGTCTCCTACGTAGACAACTGACCAAGATATAGCTCCTTCATTACCAGACATGTCCCACGGTGACATCATGTTTACAATCTCGTCTTCCACAGTACGTTCACGGCACTCACAATCTCGAAACATTTCCATATGTTCTTTCGTCTCCAAGTTATCACAGTGCCCTAGCCACTTACCTTCTTTGGTATAAATATCCCAAGTCATTATAACTCCTCCTCTTATTTTACTTTAAGTAAAGTCTATCACAAAAGTAGAAGGGGCGTCAACCCCTTTCTATTAAAGTTTATAGAAGTTTACTAACCAGTAGCTGCGGTCTACTAAAACTTCATCTCCAGAATCACCAATAAAAATTAAGTAACCATCCTCTAACGCATCGTAATTAGGATATGCGTCATTCATTTCCTTTCGGAACTCCTCTTCTGACATATTAGCCCATTTTGTATGATGTCGTTCTACTGTATGATATGTATGTCCTTTTGTAAATTCACTATCATTATCGCCAATAAAAGACCATTTATGTTTCGACTCTAACATATGTTATTTTACCACCTTTTCTAAAAATTCATCCAGTTCATCTCGAACTCGAATCACATCTTCTACATCTAAGATAACATCGAAAGCATCATTCTCGTCGTTATCGCGAATAGTTAGAGCGACAGTACTATCCATTAAATTACTTTCATCAATCTCGTGGTCAATTCGTAGTGAATCCCCTAAACCTGACTTGCAAAAATATGTACCACCTGTATATTTTTTAAGTTCCATCTCTTCATTACACTCCATTTCCATAATCATTCTTGTTTGCCAAGGCTCGAAGCCCATTTGTTCATCTGTTAATAAGGTATCTTCTATTAATTCTACTTTCCAGCTATCTAAGTCCATCTAGCAACCCGCCTTTATTATCTGCGAATTTTAGAGTGGAGACATCAACTGCCGTGTAACCTCCTATGTCGTACACGTTCTGCACGATATATTCAACTTCATCATATGTATAAACTTCTCCGACATAGAAATACTTCTTGCCGCTGCCGCTATCAATTTGATGTCCTAGCTCGTCCTCGATAAACCAATTCGTGTATTCGAATTCTGTACCTTCGTCCTCTGTGTTGAAGTATATTGTTAAACTTTGTCGATTTCCTGCCAATGGTCTCCATCCTCTCTTAACTCTACTTTTGCGCGAGCTCTTGCTAATAACATTTGTAGATTTTTGATTGCTAGTTCTACTGTAGCCTCATCAGCCGAGATAGTTATTGTTTCTCCTGTTTCTTTGAACGTTGTGAAGTCTACTCTAACGTCCTTACCGTGTGCGATGTAACCCGACATACTCATCATTTCTTTAGTATTATCTACATCTCGGAGTATTCTAGTACCTACACTTTCAACGAACATACTATAGCTCCTCCTTAAGTTTCTTAGCTTTTTGGAGTGCTTCGATTAGTTCATCCACTTTTTCCTCATCTAGAACGATAGATACGACATCCCCATCCTTTTCGTCTTTACTGAATAACTCTACGAGTGCTTCACCATCGACAACCTCGAATAGTGCCACTTCCATCCTAACAGGCTCTGATGTATCTCTAAATGTCGCAACAGTCACCGATTGGTGAAGTTCATCGTATCCTTTTAATTTACTTAAGTCTGCCATACCATTCATATTAATCTCTCCCTTTCATTTGTTACTTTTAGTATAATACTAGTTTTACTTAAAGTCAAGCAGGTCGTAATAATTTCTTTCAATTTTTTCAACTCGCTCTTTATGCCAATATTTGTAGCAGTCTACGCACCTTTTACCTTCCCATTGGATAACCAGATTGTCGTTACCTTCTTTTTTACTGTAAACACCGAAGGAATCAGAAACCTTCGTGTGCATACAGAATAATTGTTTTAGTAAACCCATGTGTACCTCCTATGCGATTTGTCGGTATAAGTCTTTGCTCTTTTCTAACACTTCGAATAACTCTTCCATTTTCTCTTCTGTAATAACCTTAGAACCCTTACAGTTCTTGATATGCTTTTTCTTACCGTAGAATTCACAGTAACCTTTTACAGATTTGAATGTTTTTAAGTCTTCTGGCTTGTAATCTACCATATCGTTGTAAGTTATACCAATCTCTACGTCTGCTGTGATAGGGAAACGACGTCTCTCACCTTCCCAGTCAATCCACAACCAATCGATAGGTAAGTTCTCCATGACTCTCTTACCAATATGAGCCATTAATTCAATCTCATCTGGTGGACAGTCGATTACGATACTATCGTGTACTGTTAATACGATACGAGAGCGTAGGTTCAGTTTCTCAATCATGTTGTTGATGTAGATTAATGAGTTATTCGTTAAGAATGCACCAGAACCTTGAATACGAGTATTTGTAGCCTGACGAAGTGCAGCATTGCGTTTCTGTTTATCTTTTGAGTACACATCTCGTAAGTTACGAGTGAACCCTTGCATACAAGAAATATTACCTTGTTGTAATGCAAGTTCTTTGTTCTCATCGATATACTCTTTAAGTCGTGGTTTCCCTGCGAAGAAGTCATCGAATAGTTTTGTAGCTTGCTCTAATGTCATACCATGCTTACTGTAGTAAGACTGTGGTGTTTCACCGTATGCAAGACCGAACGAAGTAGACTTAGCTGCTGAACGCTCATCATCTGTTACTTCTTCTTGCGGTTTACGGAATACGAATGATGCAGTTTGCTTATGTACGTCCTCGCCGTTAAAGAATGCTCGAATCATATCGACATCGTATGCGTCTAATGCCATTACACGGGACTCTAGGGAGCTATAATCGAGCTGGATTAACGCTCCGCCTTCGAATCTAGTAACGAATGCGCGTTTAATAGGATGCTGATAATCGAATCGGAACACGTCCCCTGTCTTACGAGGTAAGTTCTGTAAGTTAGGAGCTGCTGATGATAGACGACTTGTTTCTGTACCCTCTGAGTTGAATGAACCATGCAGGATATCATGATGGTCTACCATTGTAAGGAACTTGTATGTAAAACTTTGTTTACGCGTTTTAACTAATGAGAACTCTAAGAATAAATCTGCTAGTTCTTTATGTTCTGGGTAATTCGCTGATATGTATTCGAACGCGTGTTTATCTGCCTTATAATGATACCATTCAATCTCATGTTCTTCTAGGTTATTCTCTACCGCAGAGTCTACTAGATACTCACGGTTAAACGGTAGGACAATGCCACCTAGCTTGTACATCGCTTTTTGCTTATCTTCCGATGAGTTAGGATTAAAGAATCTGTCTTCTTCGTTTTTAAGCTTATTACGAAGCTTAAGGATTTCTTTATCACGGTCTTTCGGAGCTTTTAACATCTCCTCTACAGCTAGAGCGTATAAAGCGTCCTTCTCTTCCTCTACTTGCTTAATCAAGTCAAATTCACGAATCAGACCTAGTAATCTGTTCTCTTCTTCCGTATATACTTTAGCTAGATGCTTAACGTACGGAATATCTAGTTTGATTCCTGTTGCTTCAATTTTAGCAAGCACATTAACAAGCTCAGGATAATGCCCCGTATAAAGGGCTTCAATCTTCGCTAGACCTTTGTTTGTACATCGAGCAGCTAACGAATTATAAATACGTAAACACACGTCTACGTCGCCACTAGCGTACGGAGAAAGCATTTCGAATAATGGAATCCATTCGTAATTGAAGTCTTCCCCGTCAATCTCATTTCTAGGAGCTTTAGCTGTACCGAAGTCAGGCATCTTAGGTTTCACATACTTCGTAGTTGCAATGAGCGTTGTAAGGTCTTGTCGGCGCATGTAACGCTCTTTCGTTGAGGATTGATTAACCCTTTCATCGCTTTTTATCTGCTTGTTAAGCTCTCGAAGCTCTGCTTTATATTCTTTTATCTTCGCATTAGCCTCCGCACGGTCTCTATCACATTGAGCTTTCCACTCTTCTTTTAACTTCTTGATACGGATATCATCTTGTTTCTTAGCATCTTCAAGGTACTTCTTCTTGAAGTCCTCTAGAGCTCTATCATACCCACCCATATCGGTAAATTCATATGTTAAATCCGATAATTTTAATGAACCTTTTACGTCTTGGTTAACTAGTAAATAGTACATCGTTTTCGTATCTCGTACATTGTTGAATACGGTGATGTTTCTAGTAAGACGTAGGAATCTCATATCGAACTTACCGTTATGCGCGACCTTTATAATGTTTGGGTCGCCAACAAACTCTTCAATCATTTTATAAATCTCCGCCAAGTACCCCATATGCCATGTGAAGTCTTTATGTTCTAATGGTATGGTTACGCCTTGACCTTCTCTCCAAGATAAGGAGATTACAAGAGGCTTTGCTCCTATCCGTTCTGGATGTAATGTATTAGTCTCTAAATCCCATGCGATTACAGGAGCGTTTTTAACTTCTTTTTGGAATATCTCCCTAACTCGTTCAATTGTTGTAGCATCCTCATAGGTTACCTCTTTTGGTAGGAATGCTACTTCGCCTTCTGTTATGTATTTCTTTAAAATCCCTAAGTCTGCTTCTACTAAGTTTTGAATCTTCGGACTTACTAGCATATACTCCATCGAGTACATCGGAAGAATCCAACACTCATGCGTCTCTTCTGTAAGAGTAGAAGTGATAATCTCTTTTCTAGGTACACCACGTACAGTAGAGATAGAAGCCTTGTTGATAAGGGCTTTACATCCTAAGTTACCTGAGGGAACTACGATGTCTGGTTTGTCCCGAATAATTCTGGCTCGGAACTCGTCGAACTCTGGGTTCAGCTCTTTTGTCTTAGGCTGTGCATATTGCGTCGCTCTGTTGTTTCTTCCTCGTTTTGTTACTCTAGGTACTTTATGGAATGCGTAGTCAATGTAAAATTCGTCCCTCTTTAAGCCAAGCCCTGTTGTTATTAAGGACTTTAGCATACCACCTGCATCGGTAGATAGAAAGACGTTTTTTAACGTTTTATCCTTCTGTATCTTCATGTGGTCTTCTCTGATGAATTCTTGCGCGAACAATATTTTCAACATATCTCCTCCTTCTCCTCAATTATATCATATTTTACTAGAAACTACAACAAAAAGAGAGGGTATCCCCTCTCCTACTTTTCGAAACTAGCAGCTACCTGCGATGGTGTTACTTTCTCTTTATTTACATAAAAATATGATACATCCTGCATATTAATCGTGACGTCTCTAAACACAGCCCAGTGACTAGCACAGTTATTACTTGAAAATTGTTGGAATTCATCTTGAATATTGTCTACTCGGAAGTTTCGCCCATCCTTAAATACAAATACAATGCTCATAGTATTCATATTATTTCGCCTCCTCTTTCTTTCGTACATACCACTTAGCTTCTGATAAAATCTCTTTAATTGTTGGAGATGCTAGCTCATCACCTAACACTTCAAGGATAGATGCAAACGTGTATAAACTATCCTCATATATACTAGTCATAGATAACTTAGGATGAGAAATCATAAGTTGCCCTTCCGATTTTAAAACCCCTTCCCAGTTCGTACGTACATATAAGTTACCACCTTTGATTCTAAATCCGTCAGCTTCTGCAAAAATAGCGTACTCGTTCTCTAGGAATTGAGGGAATACGAGACTCGAACCATTTTCACCTGTATATGCGCGAATATCTAACGATGGAATCCATAGTCTAGTTAATTCGTCATCCAAAATCGTAAACACCGCGTTCGGGTAGTTAATATCATACACCCATGTACCATTTGCCATCTCTTTAATTGTTTCTACACCTTGTAATACTTTTCCTTTAAATTCACTCATTTTAGTTTACCTCCACAAACCATTTTGTTTCTAGCAGCGTTTTCTTACATGCGGCGGATGTATAATTCTCTCCCAGTGCTTTTAATAGGTCATCAAAGTAGAATAAACCGTTTTGTAAAAAACTATAGTGCTTTTTAATAACATCTATCTTTTCACCTTCCCCATACACCAAACCCGAAGTAGACAACATCTCTGTTAGCGGCACTTCTTTTAGTCTAATAGTTCTGCCATCGTACTCCACGAATCTGTCAGAAATCTTAACACGGTCATCTGATACTTCAAATTCTCCCGATAGGAAGTAGTTTAAGTTTACATTAGACTTTTCTATATGCCACTTATTCTGTCGATAAAACGCCTTATATAGAGTGCCATTCAAAATCCTATAATTATACGTGATGTCACCATCAGCATCCTCTTTCACCAACCAGTGGTTGTTCAATTCTTCCAGTACGTGTACTCCGCTATATGTTTTAATCATTTTATTGTGCCTCCATTTCTACGTGGAAACCTTCCATGTCTAAGAAGTCTCCCAATATTTCTAGGTCTTCACTTGCTACTACCATTTCCCAAGCTTCACCTTCATACCCATATTCCATCTCTAATGTATGTACTGCGTCTCTAAATCTCGTGAACTCATACTCACCGAAATTAATTACTATAACCATAGATAATTTCCTCCAGTGCAATTGTAGCATCTAATGTTCTTTCTTTTAACGGCTGCGTAGCGTAACTAATAACCCCATCCTCTGTGTATAACTCTGTATCGATTACATCCTCCAAACTACTTCCTGATAAATCGTATGTATTATATACTACACATAATAAGAACTGCTCTGTTGTAGTATCGTCGTCGTCGTTATCTAATGATGTAAGCATATACGTGTCCCATTCTAATACGCCATCGACATTGTACAATCGATGCTCTACTGCATCCTTCGCGCTTTGAGCATAAATCTCCGTCTCGTTAAACGTAACTTCCACTTCTAACAATTCTCTTTTAATAGCCATATTATTTATCCAACCCCCATGTAAATTTTACAGACTTATAGTACTGACCTAACGATACTTTCTCTCCGTCAAGAGCTTTACCTGACAATGCTGCTAATAAATCGTGCTCATCTTCAATGTTATCGTCACCATACACAGTTATGTGTACTTCACCTTTTTGAGGTAACACAACATCCTCTTCTTTCGGATTTACACGAGTAAATGTTAATTTGTAAAACTCATGTTGCGCTAGTTTTTGAGCTATGTAAATGATATCTCCTTTATGAATGCCTAAATCTCTAGTACTTCTACCTTCCTCATCACCTTCTGTAGTAACTTTCCATATACCTTTACTCTCGAAGTTCATACCTTTTTCTTTTAATCGTTGAACCTCTGCTGCTTGTTTCATTTGTAATAACTGCTGCTCTTGAAACTTAATCTCTGCTTGCATCTCTTCATATGTCATATTAATTCTCCTCCTTAGCTTTCAATATAAATGTCTCTTAATTCCTGTCTATTAAACATAACTTTAGCACCTTCTGGAGTTCTCTCCCATAGTGATGCAGGTGTGAAGTCCCCAGCGTCTACACCAGCTATCATAAATGCAAGTGCAGAACTCGCATCATCAAAATCATGCTTGCAAAGTGCGCCGTACGTAAATGTGTACAATGTAAACATTTAATCATCTCCTAAGCTACAATGTAGTCAAATCCGTCTCTACCAATCACAACGTTCTCGTAATGCTCTTTTAGGATTTCTACTGATTTATCATAGTTTCTATCTAGTTTTTCTTTGTTTTTATAGATGTTTAGGTTTTTACCGATGTACATCCCAATCACTTTTCTGATACCTTTATAATCGATATCTCCAGAGCATCCGATAATCATGAATCCTTCTTGCTCTTCTTCCTTCCAAACCTTTTCAAGTGTTACATAATCATATAGTCTACTTCCTGCATTTCTCATTAGTTATCCCTCCATCCTAATGAATAAGCTCCGTCATTATATTTAGACCAGCAGCCTCTTTTAATAGATTCTAATTTCTTTATTAAATCCGCTTTACTAAGGTCTTCATTTTCCAGAAACTCTTCTATACCCCTAGCAATGTCCTCATATCCTTCTACCATATCTCTAGCGTAAGAGCTCATCTTTACTCACCTCAGCGTCAGATAAATCAATCTTAATGCTTACTTTCACTTCAATTTTTCTTTTGAAGATAACTCTAGCAGCCACCATCATGACTAATTCCCAACCCTCTGCACCTAACTTATTTAGCTCTGACTCATCTTGAAATAGTTTAATAGATGATGGTATTGATTTGTACTCATAGATTTCCATTTTTCTCTCCCCTTTCTTTAACTTGTCTTAATCTTATCATCCGTTTTACTTTAAGTCAACTATTAAAATAAAAAAAGAGAAGAATTATTTCTCCTCTCTAATAAAGATAGGTACAGGTGGGTCAAAATCCCAGTGAGACCGCGTTCCACATACTACACAAGTGTATTTAACTAATCTATCATCCTCAATATATGTAAAGTGGCTCATCGATTCTATTAAACCTATTCCACATTTCGGACAAAACACTTCACAAGTCTGTCGCTTCTTCACCTTAGTCTTAGGCTTTAACTTATCCTTTATCTTCGCTAGTAGCTTCTTGAACATCCTTCTCTTCCTCCTTCACAGGTATACGTATTTGTTCTAATCGAATAAGCGGCTGGAATTTAGGTGTGTAGACAGCCTTTCTTGTCACATATCGGTCATTAAAGTTATCCCAACATTCTTTCTCAGGAAGCTCATGTAAAGATAGTTTATATAACTTCCCATGCTTTACAGTCTCTCCGCGATACATCGCCTCTTCAATAACATCCTCTTGCAGCTTAAGTATCTTCTCTATCTCCTTCTGTGTATATCCACCGTTAATAGCAATCCTTCTCGCCATCTCCGTACGATTAACTAACACTTCACTTAGCATATCACTCATCCTCCATAAGAGATACATGATGCGTATACTTGAACTTCCTGTTATTCGTGTCTACAAGCTCTTTCACGGTTTCTTTATCCTTTTCGGTATCACATACTAACCAGATGTTCATTTTCCATGTAGACAGAGGCTCTTGAAGGTGACAGAAGCACTCATATTTATACTGTGGCTTCATGTAGTATTTTCCCTTCCGTTTCGTGTAGTACTTCTTACGTTCCTTTGTCATTTCTTCTGGTTCTAATGGAGGGAAAGATACTCGAACTTTATCGACATGATATCGTAGCGGGTATAAGGCAAATAAATAGTCATACACGTTGATATCAGGTAATACGATAGGTACGTCTACTACGACACTAGTAGCCATTGATGCTAGATGAACATTCTCTACTACATCACGAGGATATTCTTTCTGAGGTGCATAGATAATCTCTGATGTAGGGACTTTAGCGAGAGCATTAATTACAGGTATCGGAGCTTTCCCTTCACTGTAGTACTGGACGTATCCTCCATGCTTAAATATCTTATTATTCAATGTGTCATTGCCGTACTTCTGTTTGAAAATCATATATCTCTTATCGTCTCTAATAGGAAAGAGTTCTGATTGTTCAGATAATTTATCCATCGCCTGTTCAACTTCCCCCTCATTAAGACGGGTTACTTTAATAGCTGCATTCTCATCTTTCACAAGTGTGAAGTTTGCATTAATGCTTCTATCACTATTATAAATATTACATAATCGTTTTCGTGCCATTTTTTTAACCATTATATACCTCTTTTCTTTATTTATCTCTACTTTAATTATATCATATAGAAAAAAGTAGAGACGAAAAGAGCCTCTACTTAGTGTTCTTTTAAGCCAAGCCACTTAATTTTAGTGATGATAATTTTCTTGGCTTTACTGTATTGAATTCTATGTACAATCTGTTCTAGCATTGTTAAGTTTTTCGCATCTAACGTTACGTTGAATTCCTTAAAATCTTCATCGTAGTAAGTAACAGCATAACTATACATTACATCATACCTCCGACACGTTGTTCAATTAAAACTCCTGTAAACTCCTTCTTAGCCAGTTTAACTAACTTTTCTAGGTTACCGATTGAACATTTACCAACTTCAAGGCTACATACCTCTACGGTCGTTAAATCGAAGGAGATTTCTGCTTCTGCGTTATACTCTGTACAAATCAATGTAAAGATATCAGCATTCACATGTGTTTCATACTTTAGCTTCGCCATTTTTTCTCTCCTTTAACACATTAAGTACTAGCGCTGGTGCTTGAATTGGATGGTCAGCAAGTTCCGTAGACCAAGGGTTCTTATACCCACCTTCATCAATGAACTTTCTAATCTCTAAAAGCTCTAGTAGTTTACGTCGAGAACAAGCATCAATCATAGCTGCTGTCATTCCTATGTATCTATACCAAGTATAGTTATCCATCTCTTGTCTTTGGTCGAGAACGAAGTTAAGAACTTTACGCTGCTCAATTGTATTTAGCTCTTCGAACTTATCGCATACATAATGAAATGTATAAGAGACTCCATATTGAAAGTCAGTACGTAGAGAAGATGGGCAATCTAAGGCGTTTGGGGTCGCCATATCAAAACCTTCTTCCGACTCGTGACAACATTGGTCGAACATGTTCCATAAACAATGCGTATTATTACATTCCATTACATCGTCTCCTTTACTAATTGTCTTACTAGCTCAATTGCGTGAGAGTATGCTGATAACTGTCCTCGGATGAACCCATCGTATTCTTCATTACTTTCTAAGCCCCTCTTCACACTTTTTAACTCCGCTAGTACCTCGATAGGTTCTAGAGTAACCTTTTCCGTATATGAGAAGAAATAACCAGCAGGTCTGCACAAATACTCGAACCTATTAATCTTCTCAAACGACAGTTGGTTATACGCTTCTGCTGGTAACTGTATTCTGATTTCGCTCATATTATCGATAATCCCTATATCGCCTGTACCGAAAACCTTTTTTGCTGCTTCTGTGATGTTATGTAGTGTAAATTTTACCATAGGCTCTAATTCGAATTCTGTCCAAGGTGCACGTTCTTCTAAAGGTATCCGAACTCCGTAAATTTCAGAACTCACTCACTCCACGCCTCCCTTGCTTTCTTCATTCGTTTATTCTCTTCTACTAGCTGCCATCCCCCATCCACGATAAACCATTCATCGGCGAGCTGCTTCCACAGCTCTGCTAACTTCCAGTTATCTTCAAAGATTAGCTCTCCGTCCTCAAAGTTGTGTTCAATGAGGCGGAGTAAATCTTCTTTACGTAGAGCCTTCACTACTCAGCTAATGCCGCAGCTAATTCATCTAGCTCCGCTGGGTTGAATTTAATTGAACGAGCAAGCTCTTTACCTTTTAACTCTTCTGGGTCTTCTACCTCGATTAATAGAGTTGTAGGCACTGATGCTAGTTCATAGAATGCAGCTACATCTGGACGGTCTCCTACGTTTACTACTGTGTGCGGTACATCTAGTTCATCCTTTAAATAATTACCTACAGCGATACACGGAGCGCATCCTGTTTGTTCTACTTTAATTAACTTTTTCATATGTATTATCCTCCGATTTTAAACTTTTCTTGGTCTAAAGTTACATCAAATTTGCTAACTTTGTTCTTGACTGCTAATGCGTATGTAAGCTTGTCCCCATCACGTCTACATTCTAGCTCATAGTTACCTTTACCGTGAATGATATCTAAGGCTTGTTTCAAGTTCATAGAAACTCGTTTAGAACGACGTTTACTAGCTAATTCTTGCAGCATGACCAACATGCGATTATGTACTTCTTCGATAACAGCGTCATCCCAATTCATATCAGCATAGTCTTTAGATAAAATATCATAAACTTCTGATAACATCCCATTAATATGTAACGCTTCATCTCCTGATAATTCTACCAAACTATTTTCCTCCATTTCTGTTATTAGGTCAATACCATCCATGTGTCTAAGTATGTCCTCGTCTAGCCTTTTAGCCATTTCTTCCGCCACAGCATCTCTAACAAGTGATAGCCCGTCCACTTATCTATCTCCCTTCTAAAACATCTCTTACTAGTAGTTCAAATGAGTCGATTTGCTCTTGTTTAGGGTATCCTTCGAATTTAAACATATGAACTGTATTTTGATAAGATAACTTTTCATACATATAGTCGAGTACCCCGCAGAACAACGCGTATTCACTTCTACCACTACCAAATAGTATAATAGTTTTTCCTTTAAGTGTCAAGATAGTTTCTTCAAAATCTTTTAAATATTTAGGAAACTCTGGTTCTGTCTGATAAGTGGGATAGTATGTAGGTAACCCTAATAGAATCACTTCACTATTATCGAACGACTTCTTCACTTCTTCTGGAGTTAAGTCTTTTGTCCATCTATGTATGTACGTAACATCCGTCTCATCTAGGTTATTGAGAATACCAACGGTATTCCCCTTCCTAGAATATACAAACAACGCTGCACTCTTATAAGTCGAAGTCATCGTTACCATCCGTATGTTGGTAGTTGATTACGTTCGTTTGTAAGAAGTCCGCTTTAACTCCAATAGCGTTGTTTCCTGATGATTTACTTCCGTATGTAACAATCCATTTCGCTTTTAGTTCATGGTTATCTGGGTACGGCTCTTGGAAACCTGCGTTGCGGCAGATTAAGTTTGCTAGATACTCGACGTACTCGTGATACTCTGGTACTGATAATGTATCGATATCCTCATACAACCAAGCTGTCCACTCTTTTTCTAGTTGTACCGCCTCACGAATGTACCCCATTACCCAATCCATATTCTCTTTGGTATTTAAGAATGGATTCTCTGTAACTAGTACTTTGATAATCATACCAAAGATTTCAGAGTGTTGATTCTCATCCGCTTTAATAAGATTAATCATACTATTCGACTCAATCATTTTGTTGTCACGTGCTAGAGAATGGAAGTATACGAATCCTCCAGAGAAATATAACCCTTCTAAAATCTGATAAGCTACTAAGCCTTTAAAGATGGTTTGAATTTCCTCTTGTGTCATCTCTAAATCAGACACACCTAACTCGATTTTACGTTTCAGATATTTCACTAGTACGTCTGTCATATTCTCCAAGTCTACTAGGATATGCTTGTTACGTTTTGCTAATAGCGACAGCTCTCGCACCTTAGCAAAGTGTTTTTGTTTTTCCTCAAATCCGATTACAGATGATGTCATATGCTCGTACGATACGTTATGTGTCGTCTCGAATGAGGCTATTAACGTTAAAACAGAGCGTAGAGCGGGGTCAGAGGTTGTCATGAACAATAGGGTTACAACATCACTAGCCATAGAATCAAGCCAGTTCAGCGCCCCAGAAACACGCTCATACGTAATGCGTTCTTCACGGGACATCTCTAATGCGTATTGCTCGATGTCTTTACCCATTCTAACTTCCTCTGGAATCCAATACTCGGCGAATAAAGCTTTCTGGAAATCGAGCCAGATATCTACTAATTGGTCATCCCAGTTGCGGATACCACTAGCTCGTCCTCCGAATAAACGTGTTGCTCTATTAGGATGCATTTCATTGTATAAACGAAATGGCTTTTCTTGTGTTGTTTTATTGAACATATATAGCTTGTCTCCTTTTTAATTGTTTTCTTGGTAACTACGCTTATCCTCCGCGTCTGTTACGTGAACAAAGCTTACAGACTCTGAATAGTAGCCATTAGATGTACCTAACCAGCGCAATGTTACTGTACCTTTAATTGTAGCAATTTTATAGAATGTCCATGTATGCGAACTATCGTCGTACCAGTCATCCTTTTCCGCTTTGGCGTCTAAACTGTCATGGTTCGTTGATTCTTCTGCCATTAAAATCGGGCTATGTAGTAAGTCTTCTAGGTCGCCATTGATATCTTCGATATAAACCGACTCGCAGCAATCCTGCTGATGGTACATCACGTAGATTTCCCCTTCGGTATCATAAAATACCAATTCATCTGCGCGGCTATCATCAATCCTTGTTAATGTCTTCCCTACCAATCCTTCGAACTCGAATGATTCATTGTTCCAATAATACATATTACTCCTCCTCTAAGCAATCTACTATGATTACTCTCATTTTTTTATAACCTTTACTAGCATCCTTGTTTGTCCACATTTTATCTTGCCCTTGATATCTACGGACTACTGTTCCGTTAGACCACACATTATGTACACTTCTCACTACAGCTCCATCAAAATCAATAACAGCTTTAGCAATCTCTTTATCTAATACAGGTAGCTCTTTAGATGACATCATCAATACCCTCCAGTTCGAAATTATATAAAATGTTCTTAAGATTTGTTGCACTCTTCTCATCTACGTATTTATCATTTACAAATACCTTGACTTTAGGAGCTGTTGATGCATAAGAACCATTTAAATCCCACACAAACTTGATAACATCATTTACTTTTATATGCTTGAAAGCTGCTGCACCTGTTCGTTTTGTGATTCTTCTTACAACGAATTCTCCCCATAAAGTAATCGCATCACTCATTAGAGTCACCATACAGGAATGCGTTAATCGCATGCGCCTCTTCTGTATCATAGCAATGCACATTACCCATCAAACTATGAGCGTCACCCAATAAATCCTCCGCCTCACTTAAGCGTTCTTTCGTGTGTTCCAACTCATGAATTAAAGCTAACGTAAGCTTGTCCCCCATTAAGTTTTGCCACTCTTCACCATAACGTAAAGCTTTAAACACACCGTTATCAAAGTCTACTACAATAGTATACTTGCCTTGTTCTAAACTAATCTCTCTCATTTTAGTCCTCCTTAGGATATTTAATATAACCAGCGTCACTGTCAACCATTTCGTTGAAGATAGAATCAATCCACTCTTGGAACACGGTTAACCCCGTCTCGCTATCTTCATAACCATTGTTAACTAAATCTACAAACCCTTGTGCAAACTTACGTTTAAATTTCACCTTAAGCTCTTCGTCATAGTTATTAGGATTATTATCGAAAGCTACTTGAAGTAAATCGATAGGTAACGTAATAACTACATTCTTTCCACTAACTTTAGCGTACTCCATCTCTTCTCCTCCTTATAAATAAAAATAGCGTAAGATATTACTATAAGTACTCACTCTTACAAGTAATATTTTACACTATTCTGTCTTTTTTGTCAATTACTTTTTACTAGATTTATCATCCGCCCAGCTAAGATTTTCCCACACACCGAACTGATAGATTTGAATATAAGAGGTTGTCTCCAACCATCTCCACTCCTTACCGATAAGCTTAGGCAACCAGAGGAACTGTGTTACTTTTCGTTCCCCTGTCCCAATGTTATCAGAATGGTTCTTTAGCTTAAATCTCATGTTAACCTGCACACATAATGCAATCTGCTGGTTTCTCTCTATCCTCTGTATGAGTATAGTAGATTGTTTTTAAACCTTTCTCCCATGCAGCTAAGTCTAATCGAAGCATTTCAGAGCCTTTGATTTTACTAGACACGTGCATGTTATGAGAGATTCCTTGGTCAGTATATAATTGAGCAGCCGCTACGTGATTAATAGACCACATCTCGTCCATCTCAAACCCTGACTTGTAGAACCATTTTGTTTTATTGTTGTAGTTAGGTGGAGCAATAAGAACTTGCACTCCAGCTTTCGCTTCGTTGTACACTACATTATAGAGTGGGTCAATCGAAGGAGAGCCATTTACAACAATACTGTTTGTTGCTGTAGGAGCTGTCGCAGAGTGATACCCGAAACGGATACCCTTAGAAGCCATCTCACGGTATTCATCCCATTCAGAGCCCGTAAACCCTCGTTTATCGAAGAACGCTCCTGTCTGCCAATCAGAGCCCTCAAACAGTGGATATGAACCTTTCTCTACTGCTAACTCGTGAGAAGCAATCAATTTCGCTTTTAGATAGCGCTTATAGAACTCCCCTACGAACTCTGTTGCTTCGTTAGACTCCCAACTAATACCTAAGTCTGTAAGCAATGTAGCCATACCTAGTACGCCCGCACCAACAGCACGATATTTGTTATTTGTCTTAACTGCTTGACCAACTACTAAACGCCCCATTGTGATAACATTATCGAGCATACGCATTTGAATGTTAACTACTCGCTGGAATTCTTCGTCAGATAAGTAGTGTGTACGATGAGCTGCTGTAGAGCTTAAGTTACATGTTACAAGGTCACCGTGTTTTACTTTGTATACTACGAATCCTTCTTCATCTTCACCATCATTGATAACATCATCGTAAGACATGTTCATGATGATTTCCGTACATAAGTTAGAACCGTAAGGCATACCTTCATGTTCGTTCGGATTCAAACGAGCGCTTGTATCTGAGAAGTATAAGTACGGTGTTCCACCAGTTCTACGAGCTATGAAGATTTTCTTGTAGATATCTTTTACACTCAATACTGTTTTAATCTCTAAATCTAATTTCTCAGCTTCACGATACCAGTATGTAAATGCATGGTCGATAGGGTTTGGTGTTTCACCTTTCTTAAGAATCTTCTTGTCGTATTGCTTATTCAAGTCGATACCAAGCTTTTGTTTAACTTCATAAGGGTCAAACACTGTGAATACTCCGCCATCACGTAAACGTCTCATAAATTCATCAGGCAATGTAACTCCTGTTGTAATAGAGTGAGCGCGTTTCTCTTGCGTACCTGTCTTCAATCGTAACTCTAGGAAGTCCATGATATCTGCATGCCACACAGGAAGGTATAATGCTACTCCAGCTTTACGCGTTCCTGTCTGGTCTACATACTCTGCTAGTACTGATAATAGACGAGCAGGGTGTAAAATACCATTGTTTGTAACTTTCACTCCACGGATACGAGAACCACGAGCACGTAAGAATCCTCCGAAGATACCGATACCCGAACCTTCACGAGAGAACTTAGCAATCTGTTTAATAACATCGAAGATACTTTCTAATGTATCGTCCATTGTTAAAATGTGACAAGATGATAATGAGCCATGTGGCGCACCAGCATTTTTAAGTGTCGGTGTTGCTAACCCAACATAGTGTTCTGATAGTACGTAGTAAGCTTCGCGTACGAAGTCCATACGTTTTTCTTTATCTTCTTTATGCATTAAGTATAGCGCTACTGTTAGGAAACGCTCTTGAGGAAGTTCTACTAACTTACCTTTATCATTATGTATTAAGAATGTTTTCTTAAGTGTTTGAAGTCCACTGTGACTGAACATCTTATCTTTTTCCATCTTGATAAGCTTGCCAGCTTCTTCTAGTTCTTCACGAGTATATGCGTCTAATAGAACTTGAGAGTATTTGCCTCGCTCTACCATCGCTACTACGTGTGAAGCGTAGTCTCCATAACCATCCTTATAGTTGAAGCCTCGTAGTTTACTAGCTTCCTTGTACATGGAACGTAAAAATACTGCTGCTGTAAAGTTAAGTAATTCTAGATTGTCTGTTGTAACTCGTGCTTGTGCTTCACGAATTAGATATGTAAATAATGATGATGCGTCTACTTGTTTTTTAGCAGATACAAACGAAAGTACTGTATCCGTAATTTCTTGCAGCTCTTCTGAATTCAATTTCTCTTTGTCTTTTGTCTCATCGATAATACTATCAACGAAGTCCACAAAACGTGTTGCATCAAATTCTTTCTCTTGGACATAAGACTCTCTATTTTTGGTAATAACCGTCATTCAATAAATCCCCTCTTTCTTTTTTCATGATACATAATATAATACTTCGACTAGTTATTTCGAATATCCCACTCTAGGTTGCGATATAAGTCAAACAACCAATATTTGTCTACCGATGTGAATCCTTCAATTGTTGTTAGAAGAGTATCGAACGATTGCTCCTCATCACGGAAGTCTTTATAGGAAACTGTCTGTCTAGACACTGGGAAACTCTTATCTAACACTTCGTAAAACTCATCTGTGTAGGGGATAAGTACATAGATTATATCTCTATTTTTAGAGAACATCAGACAAGGTGACATGCCTAGCGATTTCATACGTCTAGCATCGTCTACTACCTGATTAAACCATTCCTTAATCTTACCTGTACCTTTGAACAAGTTAGCTAATTCCCAACCTTCTTGTTTCTTCGATTCATATACGAAACAGTTCTGACTATTTACAGGGAATGTGATGTCTCCTACCATTCGTGTGTCTGTTCCGAATCGTGTACCTCCTGCACCTGACTGAGGTACTCTATGTACGTTCTCGCCACTCCATTCACCAAGAATCTTAGCGATTTTTAATTCTGCTGATGCGCCTTTCTGTTTAGCGCCACGACCTTGACTAGCCAATCAACGAACTCCTTTCCCGTATACTATAATATTTTTATTGCTGATATGCATATGTTTTCTATAATCTATTTCTTGAATCGATATCCATCCGTCCCATATAGGGCTAATCTCGCATACAGGATATCGTTCACCCTTAACCAATCCTAATTCATCACCAATAACTAACACTTCTAGTATTAATTTGTTATACCTATGCATGGTGAACCTCCTTAAAGGAGAGGAGATTAGTTCTCCTCAGGTTTTTGTTCTTCTGCTTTAGCATCTACTAACTTTAACATCTCTGCTACTTGCTGCGCGTGTTCTGCTGCTGCTTCGTCAATCATTTCTTCTGTAGCACCTAGTTTCTTAAGTACTTTACCTTGGATTTGAACTGTTTTCATAACTTCTGTAAGTTTGTTTTCTAGCTCGTCCAAGATTTGAGTTAAAGAGAATCGAGCGATTAGTGTAGCATCCTCAATAGATGCTGGTTCTTGTGAAAGGCGTCGGATAACTGCTGCATGCTCTTCCGATGTTACGACACCTGAGTGTAAGTATTCAATATATGTTTTCATGTCCTCTAGAGATAATGAACCTTGCATAATCGCGATTTCTTCTTGCAGCGTATCTACCGCTTTTGTTAATTGTGAATTTGTTAATGTTTTACCCATGTGTGTATTAGTCTCCTTTTATTTAAATAGTTCATCTCCGCGCTCATCGAAGGCGTCGTAGATGTTGAGTTTTATATCTTCTGATAGTTTATCTACTATCAATCTAAGTCTAGCTTCGTTAATAGCTTGTGATGTATCAATATGTATAATGATGTCGTTTGTTACGTCAAAGATAGCTTCTGCTACATCGTACAGGTCTACCACTTCACCTTTCGCGCCCTCACGAAGATGCATGAGAGTTTTACCATCATTAGCTAATTTCGCTGCGATAATCGCCTCTATGTAATCAGTAACTTTAGTCTGCATGTGTATCCTCCTCTATGGCATAGTTGTTAAAATCCACATAACTAAATCTACAACCCAACCTACTACTAGCCCTACTAGCAAGAACCCTAAAATTAAAATCCCGCAAACAACTCCCATACCCAACAATAGTATTGGGATTACAGAGAAAGAAATCCATATACCTTTCTTTGCGGACTCTTTCATAATCCACTCCTTGCGGTCTCTATCATAGTTTTCTTTCCAATAGTTGTAGTAGATAACTAGAGATAATAGCACGTAACCAATTACGCATAGTGTAATCATAGGCGACCTGTACCACCATATGAGCTGTCTCCGCGTTTAGTCTCATCTAGCTCGTCCACTTCGTTGTAAATCGCGTGGATTCTTGGTTGATAATGAATTTGAGCGATACGCTCTCCTTTTTCGATGTAGATAGTCCCACGAGGTACTAAGTCTACAAATAGGCGTTGCTGCGATGTTGGTTGTGGAGCTTTTTGGTCTAGCAATGCATCCTTCTCGCGCATTGTTAATTGTTTTCCAGCGTCAAGTTTCTTACGAATTTCTGTAAGTCGAGAGATAGCAAACTCCCCAGCAGCTTTACGTTTCTTCCAAGATTCTAGCTCTTTATTGAAGTCTTCCATAGTGCTAGGTTTGTCATAACCTAATGTCTCGGAATCTTTTTCATAGAATTCACGAGCGTTCTCAAGAACCTCTGATGGAACTTCTGATAATGGGATTCGTTTACCTTTAGAGTCCATAACAAAGTCTACTAACGTAGAATCAATAAAGACGTTGCGTAATAGAATACCTAAGTATCCTCGATATGTACCTTCAATAATACCTGTGCAATTCGATAACATAATCGGTGTATGATATGCAGAACCGCTTCGGGTATTTGCTTTCATTCCGTATCTATCTGAGAAAGCTGTTTTCAATCCCGTAGGAACTAGAACAGAACCAAATGTACTAGGTGGAACTAAGCGTCCTTCTGCTGCACGGATATCATCACAGAAGTCATTACCATGAGCGTTCTCAGGTAAGTAACCGTCACCAATAACGATATCTACTTTTACGCTATCTGGATAACGTTTTAATTCACCTTCGTCTGATTTCTCTCCGATTAACTCAGATAACTCCTTTGGCATGATATTACCAACCGTAAGTGTAAGTGGTTCTTTTGATACTTTCAATTCATCAGTCATTATGTATTTCCTCCTCTTATTTATTTACATCTATAAGTATATCACTTATTTGATAGATTGTCAACGAGTTTTATAGAAATTGTTCGTATATTTTGTCAATTATTTCGTCTAGTTCTTCGCCTGTTACTACATCAGCAGTATTATCCGCTATCTCTCGTAACCTCTCAGCCATTGCTAACCATAATCGTCTGTCCATACTAACCTCCTAGTAAGTTTCTATAATTTTATCGAAATGACCACCTTTATACAGCCACTCAACTAAATCGTCTATACGCACCGTACCTTCCGTAGCGCCTACGTATCTATCTTCATCGTCGTACACTCTAATCTCTATTATTAAATCCCCATCTCTATACTCTGCGAATACCACATCATTTTGTGGATATTCTTCGCACGATAAAGCCATACTTCTTTTAAATAAGTACCCCTCTTTCATACTAACCTCCTAAAGTAAATGTAGTGTTCGCCATATCGTCTCACCCTCTGTATCAGCAGGTATGGCATTGTTAATACGATTCCAAGCTTCTGTATAACCTAGTTCATTCGGGTCTCTATCATCTTCGTTGTACACATAGTAGACCGCTCTGTTAGAATCCACTTCATGGATTTTAGTTGCTACTTTAATAGCTTCTTCCCATCCGTCTCTATCTAGGTAAATGTAAATCGGCGGCTGCTTTGTTTTCGTATCTTTTAATATCTTCTCAATCTGAGATTTAGATACTTGTTTCCCGTACGTTACGACCGCTTCGTTACCTATCGTAATCATATTAAAGAAACCTTCCACAATCACAATCTTATCTTTGTGCCTAGCTCTATTCAAGTTCATAACCACTGTTGCCTTAGAATACTCTGTAGGCTTCGCTGGGGCGTTCAAACTCTTAAGGAATGGTTTAGGTTCTATAGAGCGTGTATTCCAGTATATCGCCTTACCATTGTTGTCAAACGCAAAGAATACTAAATGATTGATTAATCGAAGTTCTTTCCCATTTGTTAATGTCGAAACCCCATCCGTCACGTAACAGATGTTGTGATGTTTAATTTGCTCTAATGTAACTCCACGTCCATGTAAGTATGTAAGGAATGGGAAAGCCTCTGGATTATTGAAGTTCTCTAATAATGACTTGCAATTCGTAGGTGGTCGAGGGCAAGTTAACTTTACACGCTGGTCTTGCTCCTCATGAATAACGTCTCCTTGATTCGCTATAAACAGAAGTACTTGCTCTTCTTCGGTTAAGTGTGCTCCGTACTTAGAGTGAGACATGTTTTCTCCGTTATAATCTCCTACATGATAATCATAAACTTCTAAGATATCTTTTGCTTCTTTGTAGTCTACTCCATATAGTTTCATAACAAATGCAATCGGATATCCAGACTCTCCACATCTTTTACATTGCCATCCACCTTTAGGACTCTCATCTACATAGAATTTATATTTCTCATTACCGCAGAACGGACAATTGAATCGTATCTCGCCACCAGAAGCGGGCTTACTATCTCCTAATTCTTGTTCAAGTAAATCAATAAACATTATCTCACCTCTTATGCGTTAGCTCTGTACATGACACGTAAGTATGTATAAACTTCTCCTAGTAATTTGATTTCTGCTCGTTCTTTTTTATTAGCAAGCTGATATACCTGTTCGTCTGTAAATAGACTTAAACCGATACCATCTTCCACATCAAGACCTGATTTATTACCTTCCTTCTCGATATAACGAGTGGTAAGCTTCTCTCTTAATGCTGTTACAGCAGATAATACTAATTTCGTAGATTCTACGTTATCTCCAATGAAGTTGTAGTTCTTATCGTAATCGATAAATCCTTGTCGTCTACCCCACTTTAATGTCGCTCTGTTGCTTAAGAACACATCGTCTTTGTACGGAACTCCATCTTTAATTGGTAATGGTTTTGCTCGTTTCGCTTTCTTAACTGAGTAGCTGTCGTCCTCGCTCATTGAATCTAATGTTAGATACATGATTTGTTTCGCATCTGAGAACTTGTATTCATAGTTCATGTTCAGTGGATACCAGTAGATGATATTATCTTTAGGTAGAATGATTTCAACCTCTTCTTTAGCCTCCCCGTCATCCACTTTAGCTGTGCTTTCTAGTAGTAATAGAATCTCCTCTTCACTATAATTAATTACCTTCATCCATTTTATCTCCTTTGTTTATTCTTGAAATTCCGTGTTTATCCTTCGTAATTGTAATAACCTTTTCAAATAACGCTTTAAAGTGGCTGCTTTGTGTAATAACAAATACTGTACCAATAACCTTCGCACGTTCTTTTAATAACTCTAATACTGATTCGATACCTACGTCGTCTAGCGCATCGAACACTTCATCGTATACAATAAAGTTTGTATGTGATGCTATTAAATCTTGTAATGCTAGAGAGATAGCCAAGTCCGCGCGCTTGCGTTCGCCGCCTGAATTTAATTTATAATTGTCTCCGCCCACATGGTTCATCAGTTTAACATCGAACTTATCTGAATATGTCTTGTCCTTTTTCAGTGTTCGCGTACTAAACTCAAGCTCCATGTTCTCCCCAGCCAATTGTTTTAGGTACTTGTTACCTTTTTCATTTAATACTGGTGTAATCAGGTCTAATACATGAGACTTAACTCCCTCATTGGAGTATACTTTAACAACGTCCTCGTTCTCTTTCTTATCGAGTTCCAGAGCAACAAGTTCTTTTTTAGCTACTTTAATTTTCTCTTCGATTATTGCACGTTCATCATCACGTTTCTTCGGCTCTGTGACTGTGCTTAACTTTTCAATATTTGATTTCACAATCTCTACATTATGCTTAAGCTTCTGTAGATTATTTTCGTATGTACGTATGTATGATTCTTTATTTTGAATTTCTGTATGTATGCTACTTTGCTTGATAACAACTTTACTTTGCTCTACTTTCTTAGCTTCATAAGCTGCTTTCTTCGTATCACAGTCTGCTATCAACTGGTCTCTTAATTGAGCGAGTTCTCGTAACTCTAACACGATTGGCTCAAGCTGCTTTCTAATACCTTGCTGCTCTGTTATGATATGTGTTGTATCAATCGGGTTACCACACATCGGACACGTATCCGAGCTGTCTAATTGCTTGTAGTTTTTCACAAGCTGGTTCTTCTGATATGTAAGTTCTTTCTCTTTATTAGACATACTGTTCAATTTATCGTACGCTTCTAAATATGCCTCTTCTTCTACAGACACATCGATGTTAGCAATCTCTTCTAAACTTTCTTTCAACTTGATTATCTCGTCTCGATGCTGCTCTACAAAACCGAAGTACTGTGCAGGATAATCATTCTGTTGCTTGATGACTTCTCCTAGATTTACTCGTTCTGCTGCAAGTGATTGTTTTGTACTCTCATATCGATTAATATCTTCCTGTTCGAGCCTGTCCACTTGTTGCAGCTCCCAGTCTAACTTCTCAAGCTCTTTGTTTTTCTCGTCAATCTTCTTTTGACTCTCTTTTACTATATCTTTAGCAATCTCTTGCGCCTTCGAGTAGACATCTAGTTTTAGAATGCTATCTAGAATTTCTTTCTTGCTAGAGTCTGTTAAAGATGCAAAAGCACCAAGACCGCCGCCTTGAGCAAATAGAATACTATTCAAGAATGTTAGATGAGAAACACCTACTAGCTTTTCGATAAGTTTATTTGTATCTGGGTCTGTCTTTGCTGTTATGTCTGTCCCGTTACGAGACACCTTTACTTTATTACCAAACTTACTATGTTTTCTGTACCTTGTAATTATGTATGTATCACCGTCTAGTTCACCTTCTAAAGAGACCATAGTATCTTTGCCAATCTTATTGTTGACTACTTCATCTGCTTTAGCCCCTTTAGAAATCTTATTAAATAAACACCATGCAACTGACTCAGGTATTAATGTACTCTTACCCGAACCATTACTGCCGTATTTATCATCGCTCTGGTTGTCCCCCTCAATAAGGATTAATCCTTGATTATCTAAATCAACCGTAGCTTCGTTAATCGCTAAGAAGTTTTGTACGGTTAGTTTAATCCACTTCATTAAATTCCTCCTTTTCTCGTTATGGTTAAATTATACTATAGTATCATATATTTGTCAATAAAAAAAGAGACTATTTAAAATAGTCTCTTAATGTGCTGGTGTTCTTGTTAGAATTTGATAGCACCAAGTAACGTATCTGATTTGAGTATGAACATCATCGTATGCATCATGCTTAATCGCAGTAGGCTTTTTATGCATAGTTTTAATTTGTCTCTCGGAGATTCCCGATACTTTCGCAGCTAACTCTACGATAGTACGGACATCACGGTCGCGGTTATACGCGATAGGGTACTTCAACCCAGCCGCTTCGATTTGCGTTTTAAGCATGTTGTTGTCGAATAACATACCGTTACCCCATAGTCGAACATCGTATTTTAATGTCAATCGTTCTAGCCACATATGGAATGCTTTGATTAACATCTCTGGAGAGCGTGTCCCGCCGTTTAACAGACGTTTAAATAACTCTGCATCCGTGTTAAGCCACCACTTAAGTGTGCTACCATCTAAAACTAAGTTATCAGCTTCCTCGATATCAGCAACAAAATTACATTCTGACGTTACATTACCTGTTTCGATATCAAATGCTGCTGCACTAATTTGAAAGATTGTTGAATCTGCTTTTACCCCTAAAGTCTCAATATCTACCATTACGTCTAATCGTTTTTTATCCATTATTTAATCTCCTCCGTGTTCTCTTCTAAATACGCTTCTGTTACTGCTGTGTACCAGAACTCTTCCCCCATGTCTACACGAACGAATAACTCTTGCTCGTCCCAAGTGTCTACTGTAGGTGCTCTAAATAAAATGGTGTAAATATAAGGTGTTTCGTCACCAGACTTGTTGTCCCATATATACTCTTCAAATTTATCTCCAATTTTAAACTCCACGTTAGTCCTCCTCAACTTTTTGTTGCTGCGCCATTTTTAGGACAGCTAATGCTTTATCTTGTACACCTGTAAAAAACATATCTGTGTAAGCTTTTACGATATCAGCTTCATCAGAGCCTACCTTGATATCGATACGTAAGTCTGCTTTATACTCTTTTTGAACTTCCACGCGTAGATTATCTGACGACTCTTTGAATATCTCTACCTCTGTAGCTAGTTCTTGTGGAATAATCATTCGTACATAGTTATTATCCACAATCTCTTGTGTATTCTCATCAATCTCTGTAAGCGTGATAAACTTCTTATTTTCGATAGGAATAAACTCAGGATGTCCTAACTTCTCCATATCGATAAGGAATACGCCTTTATCCTGCCCCTCATCTGAGAAGCTCTCTTGGATTGTGTTACCTGCATAGAACGCAGTACCTGTATCCTCTAAGAACTGCCACTTGTGATAATGTCCTAAAGCTATGTAACCAAACACTAGGGGATGTAAATCTCCTAAGCTAAACGCTCCACCTAGTCTGTGAGAGTGACGACCTGTTTCACTACCGTCTACTCCGAGGTGAGCTACTAGAATAGGTGTTTTATCCTTATCAATAGTCTCTGCATGTGCAGCAAACTCATCAATCTTGCTCTTGATGAAGTCTACGTTATCAGAATATGAAATCGGGTAGAGTACTGCATTCTCTGTATGTACTGGTTCGAAGTCATCCATAATATGTACTCGCGGAATCGCTTTAAATGTTTCTAAACTATGTTCTGGGAAGTCACTAGAATCCTGTTGGTCATGATTACCTACAATCATGTACATATGCAAGTCTTCACGTTTCTCCATGTTATCTTTAATTACATTGAAACCCATATTGAACACTACTGATTCTACTCGTTTACGTGCATGGAAGTAATCACCAGTGAAGATGATATTCGCATTATGCTTGTCCGCTAACTCGAATACCTTCTCCATAGTGTTCCATTGTGCTAGTAATCTATCAGTAACTTCAATCTGCTTTCCTTTGTAATCAAAAATCATCGGTCGGGCGAAATTTGTGAAGTTATGCCAGTGAAAATCCCCGAATACGATGAAGTTTTTTCTCATTCAATTTCCTCCAGTAATCGGTTAATATCGTCGTCATCAAAACTATATAACATTTCACCATGATAGAATAGGTGTAAAACTTGGAAGAATGCATATACTTGTCCAGATACATATTGAATTTGCTCTACATCTTTCGGGTCATAACCATCTGGTACGAGCTCTTCCCGTAAAACGCTTACCGTGTACTTGAATTCTTCTTCAATCTTTTTAATGTCTCTAATCATTTGTATCTCCCCCTTTCTTTTAAGCTCTTTCTAGTAATTCTTGTACATCATCACCATCAAACTCTTCTCTAGTAACGCCATCTACCATAAAGAATAATAGTTTAGCGTATGCGTATTGTTGACCAACGATGTATGCTTCGTTTGCATCGTCAATCGTTTCAATACGCTCCTCAGCGTCAAGAACCTCTTCCAATAATGTAATTAATTCCTCTTTAATAGATAAAACTGTCATTGTTATTTCTCTCCCTTTTCTTTTAGTGTGTACATAGTGGTTTGAATTTTTTCACCATTATTCAACTGGATTAAGATTTTTCCATTACTTATAGCGTAGTATTCAACTTCGTGTTGTGTATATGTACTAACTCCTAAACCATCAGTCACCTTTATAACAAGCTGATAAGGCTCTTTAGGTTTCTTAGGCTCTTCCTTTTTTGTCGTACACCCTGCCAATAGCAGCCCAGTAGTTAGCGCGCTTAATAATATCTTTTTCACGTTCTTCCTCCTCCATCTGATTTACAAAGGCTTGCAACTCTTCGATTAGTTCTCTAGCTCCTTGTACATTGACAGCTACACTTAAAATACCTGACTCTTCGAACTGCTCGTCCTCTGGAACTTCTGATAAATCTACCTCAAAGCATAGATTCAAATGGTTTCGGAAGTCGTAAATTGTTCCCGCTTCTCTAATTATACCCATGTTATCGACAGTATCCGTCTCACTTAATCGAATCATGTTATCCCTCCTCCTCTTAATTTACTTTAAGTATAACACTATTTCGCGCCACCTGCAAGTGCTTTATTTATTTCGTCACTTAAATTTGGCATAGGAGGTTTATTACCTTTATCTCCGCCACCCTTATTGATACCTAGAGAGTTCCTCTGGTCTTCTACTTCTTTTAGAATCCGTTGATGTTCCAACTTCTCAGGAGATATTTTATTTGGGTCGTACGGGTCAGGTTCATAATCACGAATCAATTGCCGCTTACCGTCTACTACGAATCCTAGCATCTTATCATAAACTCCGTCAGGCGGGTTACGAACCTTATCTGCATATAGCCGCACGAATCCTGCTTCATACTCTTCTGGAGTTTGGTTGACTACTAGAACTAATTCCGTCGCGTTCTTCTTACGAATAGAACCTTCCATATGTTCTGATGTACGCGTAACTGCGTTGTACGCTGAACGGTTTAACTGAGAGGCTGTCCACATTAAAACATTGTAGTCTTGTGCAATACGTCGAACCTCTTCGAATAATCGTCCACCATCTTCTGCTTCATTACCTGTAGCATTAGGGTTTCGTAGTAACTCAGGGTAGTCAATGATTACGATATCTAGCTGTACACCTTTACGTAATAGAACATCTGAGATAAGTTGTTCAATCGTAAATGGTGTAACTGTTCGTGGAGAGTAGCGAGCAAAGAACAAGTTACCGAAGTTGTCTCTATACTTCTCATAGAAACGCTGTCTTCGTTCAAATGCGTCTTCGTTCAATACTCCGTTCGTAATAATGTCTGCTCTAGATTGGCTTAACATAGCTTGTTCGAATCGAAGTACCATTCGATTTTCTAGCTCCTCTAAAGCAATGAATAACACATTATAACCTTGTTTAACATATGAAGTAGCTAAGTTTGTCAAGAATAAAGTTTTACCAGAACCTGATAATGCTGATACAAGCCCTAGTTCACCTTTAGCTAAACCGCCACCATTCAATCTATCTAGCTCTTTGAATCCAGTAGGAATCGTATTCGACTGTACTGTTTCCAGTAATCGTCGCTTGTATTCTTTATCGTCGATAACGTTGATAATCTTATCGTTACCGCCTGTAATGTCTAAAGATAATATGTATCGAAGTTCATCCGCTAGTTTATCTTGGAAAACTTCGTCGTCCAGCTTCATAGCTGCTTTCTTAAGTAATTCAATACGCATATAGCGCTTAATATGTTTGGATAAGGCTTCATCGATTACCTCGTCATCGCTGCTATCTCGAATATCATATAGCTCGCTGATGGTATCGAAGTACTCTTGTTGTTTCTCTGCATCTGCCTTCTGTCTATCTAACTTAGCTTCTACTAAAGTAGTAAGCGCCGCCTCTGTAATGGAAGCGGAGTTAGTTTGATAGAATAGCCGTAATACCTGTGCCAGCTCAATACTCATGTTGTCGTTGTCAAGCGCAGACTTAGGTATGATAGGCAAAATCTCCTTAGCAAATGCGGGGTGCATAATCGCCTTTCTTAAAATCTCTTTAACCATAGGTTTTACCATATATTAAATTCCTCCTCTGTTAAATTATACTAGATTACAGCTCACCTGTCAAGTTGAAGTTATTGATTAGATTATTAATAGAGTTACGTTTTTCGTAGTTAGCAGCTACATGACTCTGTTGCATCGCTACTAAGTCTTCATCTACATTACGCTTTGCTTTTTTAGGAGCATACTTGTCTTTCGATACGTCTGCAACATCTACAGATGTGTCAAGTAATTCGACTTCTACTACGTCTCTTAACTTCTCTACAATCTGTTCAATGTCAAGCACACAGTATTTCGTTACAGGTACTACGTCTTTTCCTACTTCTTTGAAAGCGTTTTGGTATGTTTCGTAAGAGATGTGAACTCCATTCTTCTGCTCAATTAACTCAAACAGGAAGCTAGTATGCATACTATCAGTTAATGATACATAATCTTTTAGTGCAGCATAAATAACTTTCTCGTTGTCCTTCTCATGAGGTTTATAGAATTTGCCTAGCGCGTAACAAGCTTCACGTTTGTAAGATAGCTCGTCTTGTTTACGTGTTCTAGGGATAGATGCCAATGTCATACGTAATAGCTCAGATACTAGTAATTCTTTTTTAACACCTCGAAGAGCACCTTCAAAATGCATGTAAGTATGTCGAACGATGAAGTCTTTAATCGCATCCTGAGACTCTTGGGAAATATTTTGTTCCTGCATCTGTTTTACTACGCTGTTGTAATATTCAAGCATAATAAGTTCATCCGCATTTGTTCCATCAGGGAAGAAGAAAGCGCCGTAACGTTTCTCTAGTGGAGCTGTGGATAATTTAATTCCGTTCTCTGATAACTCGTCTGTAAGTTGTGTAACAACGATATC